GAATCTATTATCAGCTATTCAAAGTTACGTGTTCAGTTTGATATTAATGAATAATATTCCTATGACAGACCAAGGATTATATATTGTACGGTCACGGGCAGAGAGTGCGTTTTACAGTGAACTTAAAGGTTCGAGAGTTAATATAATTCCGAACATTGCAGACAATTCTATTAGAGTGGAGGTAGTATGAGTAAGAAAAGACACTTGGTGATCGCTGATACCCAATGTAAGCCGGGTACTTCTCTAGAGTATCTTTCCCACATTGGCGAATACATCGCTGAAAAGAAACCAGACGTGATTATCCACATCGGTGATCACTTTGACTTTGAATCTCTAAGCTCTTACGATAAGGGCAAGAAAGCTATGGAGGGTCGTCGCCTTGTCTTGGATATCGAAGCTGGCATGGAAGGTATGCGTCGTCTCACTGACCCAACTAAACGCCTGCAAGAGCAACAACGAGCGAACAAAAAGAAGGTGTATAGCCCTCGCATGGTATTCTGCACGGGCAATCACGAAGAGCGCTTTGATCGGATGGCAAACGATAATCCAGAGCTTGATGGTTTTGTTGGTACTGCAACACTTAATCTGGAACAATTTGGTTGGGAAGTTTTTCCATTCCTGAAGCCTGTTGAAGTTGATGGTATCCATTATGTTCACTATCTGATGAACCCGATGAATGGCCGTCCACGTGCTGGTAATGCTGCTGGTCAACTTAAGGCTGTAGGTGGTTCGTTTGTAGTTGGGCATAAGCAAGTGCTGGACATTGCAATCGCTGACAATCAACTTGACGGTAAATATCGCATCGGCATTATCAACGGAGCATGTTACCCTCACGACGAAGCCTACAAAGGTTATCAGGGAAATCAGCACTTCAGGGGCTTGATGGTGTTGAATGAGGTTCAAGATGGTTTTGGTTTGCCAATGCCTATCTCCCTCGACTACCTGAAAGAACGTTACAAGGGTTGACATGAAGAAGGGGCTGTTATAGAATGGCCCCTCTCAACACAGGAGGAACAAAAATGTCTATCGTGATTCTTGATAATACTTACAATGTAAATCAAATTGAAGACCTTGAGTTTTATGTACAGATGGCTTTTGATAGTACTGGCCCAGCTCTCTTGAAAGAGTATGGTGAAGCTGCTTGCATGAAAGCTACGTTCAGAGTTCGCATTGAGGTGGATATTGATGCAGATGAATAACATTTCAACTGATGATAATGACGGCGAAGACGTTGAATGGACTTGGGGGCAAAAACCTGATGACACAGAGTAAGAAACAATCTCTCAAAGAAACTATGACCAACACAGGCGTTGGCATGGTTGGTAGCTGGTTGATTACAGTAGGTTGTCTATCCCTCTGGTCAAACCCTGTAATATCTGCTACTGTGGCAACCATTGGTTGTACAGTGTGGAGTATTGGACGTGGTTATACTATCCGTCGATACTTTAATAAATTGAATGAAAAAGGAGAACAAAATGTCGGATAAAATTCAACTGAGCTTGGAACAAGCAACTCTCGCATTTGATATTCTGGAGTTGATGGAGAAAACATTCCCTGAAGTGGAAGACATCCCAAAGAACATTCCAGTCTTGATGGTGTTGCTGGAATCCATTACTGAATCCCTGTTGGAGGAAGCACTGTGAGTGACCTAATTAACGCTGTAAATGCGAAAGACCTACTCGATCCAGTTGAGTTTCATGAATTCATGAGTGGCCTATTGGATGCTCATGGTGAAACAGCCGATCAATTGATGGTGTTGCTTGTCAAGATTACTACAGCCAAAGCTATCCTTGAGGATGCACTTGGTCTGGATGAACCACTTGTAGCTAAGCTGCATAAGGATGAAGAAGAGTGATGTCTTACAAAGTTAAGAACATGAAAACTGGGGCAATTTACACCATTCATGAAGATGGTGATTACTGTACATTGTCTTGGGAAGATCAGGGTAATGGAGCTGGCACCGCTGGCGGGTACACGACCCAACAAGTTAAGGACTATATCCAAAGGGATATATGGCGTCGTGAGGTGAGCCTTTCTGATCATCTGATGTCCTCTGTTCACACTGGACAAACAAGCCCTCCAGAGATTGGCAACCCAAAAGTTGGAGCAGCTAGCAAGAAGTACTCTTTACGATACTTGCCTTTGTCAGCTAATATCGAAGTGAACCGAGCTTTGGAGAATGGTGCAGATAAATATGGTCTGTGCAACTGGCGTGATACCAACGTCAAGGCGTCTGTCTACATTGACGCGGCATTGCGGCATATCGCACAGTGGCAAGAAGGTCAAGAGGATGCGTCTGATAGTACAGTGCACAACCTTGGTCATGCCATGGCTTCTCTGGCAATCATCATTGATGCTCAAGCCCAAAGTGTATTGATTGATGACCGTCCAACAGCCTCAAAAGATACTGATTCTCTTCTATTGAGGGCTTGACACGATAGTGTAAAAGATGCGATAATACCATCCTACACAGGCAATCACACTTATTAAGGGAAGCCCACTAAAAGGCTTCCCTTTGTCTTTAAGGAGAGAAAATGACAATTACTGCTAAAATCATCGCTCACTCCATCGCACCTAACGGCCAACAGATCGTTACGTGGGAGTTGGAGTATCAACGTTTCATTCACGGAGAGTTCATGACGCACCGTCTGTTCTCACGTAATGCTGCCTCTTCGCGGGCAATTCCTGTAAAGAATATCATTGCAGCAGTTCGCAGACATGAGGCTATGCCACTTCATTGGGGTGTTAATCAGCCGGGAATGCAAGCTAAAGAACAGTTAACAGGTCTGAAACTGAGTGCCGTTAAAACTGTGTGGGTTGCTGCTGCAAATCAAGCTGCTAAATTTGCAGAGGAATTAGACTTTCACGGGCTTCACAAACAAACAGCAAACCGAATCCTTGAACCATTCCAGACAATGAAGACTGTCATGACAGCTACATGTATGGATAACTTCTTCTGGCTACGTAACCATGAAGATGCACAACCTGAAATCAAAGAGCTTGCTCGTTTGATGTGGGAAGTTTTGCAGGAGAGTACGCCTATTCAACTGCAACCGGGTTGGTGGCATACTCCATACACAGAGTATGGTTACTGGAATCCGTACATGGAGAAGGTAGACCCAGAAAAGACCCTTGCAAACGCTCTGGCAATCTCTTCTAGCTGCTGTGCTCAAGTGAGCTACCGTAAACTGGATGATACACTTGAGAAGGCTCAGATGGTGTATAAGCGCCTTGTGGAGAGTGAGCCGGTACATGCCAGTCCTTTTGAGCATCAGGCGTCACCTATGGCTCCATATAAATACCAACATGGATTCGCGTATGACTTTGAAGTCAACTCGCCAGCGCTTCCAGAAACTTGGGAAGAGGGTATCACCCATGCTGACCGCAAAGGTAATCTTTGGAGTGGTAATTTTGTCAATTGGATTCAACACCGCCAATTGATCCCGAATAACGTATGCAAGGAATATAAAAATGGCTGATTACGCACTGAGTTTCCATGATCTAAACATGGTTGATGGCTTCCAAGAAGCTGTTGAAATTGAGAATAAGAAAATCTTTGAGTCCATTCTGTTTACGAATGGTATGGACGTAGCCCTAGGCTATGAACTTGTAGCGTGCAACCATCGCACAATCAACAAGATTGAATACTACGGTATTCGGGTTGAAGGCTTTGAACGTATTGATAAAGCATGGCTGGCTACTGGCTGTGCATCTATGGACGCTCAAATTGAAGCAACCACCGATAAGAGTTTGAGACACACACTTCGTACTATGTCTTATCAAGGTACGATCACACCAGTTGACAAGGATTAATAATGCCGATTAACCAACCAGAAGCGGTAGCAATGGGGCTACCGTTCGATTTTGATGCCAAGACACGCATCATGACAGAGACAGACAGTTACGCCACTGTCTACCCACAGTTCTATGAGTTTGCTGATCAACAGTTTGACAAACAGTTCTGGACTAATACAGAAATGAAAGTTGAACTAGACAGAATGCAACTTCTATTTGATTTAACACCTACACAGCTCCATGCTGTAAAGTTTGTTCTTCAACTGTTCCTCAAATATGAGTTGATTGTTGGAGAAGAGTTCTGGAATGGCTTGTTTATTAAAGTGTTCCCAACTCCAGAAGCTAAAGCAATGGCTGCTGCATTTGCTGCCTTCGAACTTCAAGTTCATGCACGCTTCTACAACCAACTAAATACACAACTTGGGCTAGATAAAGACGAAGACTACCGTGCGTACGCGGCAAACCCTGAGTTGGCTGCACGTGTTGAATGGCTTGAGAAGGTGTTGTCTGGTGAAGACAAACTGTTGTCTTGTATTGTATTCTCGATGACTGAAACTGCACTACTGTTTGCCAGCTTTGCAATCTTGAAGAGCTTCCAGTCTAATGGATATAACAAACTTCCAGTAGTTGTGCGTGGTACTAACCAATCTGCCATTGATGAAGACTTGCATGGACTCGCCGCTGCTTGGGCGATCAACCAACATTACAAAGAGCTGGGCCGTCCCCTACGTGAAGACACTAAACGTGTTGAACAGATTTACAAGGCGATTCAATATGCATACGAACATGAATGTTTGATTATTGATCTGGCGTTCCTTGAAGATACATTGAATGGCATGACTAAGGATGACTTCAAGAGTTACATCAAAGTAAGGTTGAACGTGTTTGCTGAACGTCTAGGATTGGATTTGCCATTCCCTGAAGCAACCTCCCCAATTACAAAGTGGTTTGAATTAGGCACTGACTCTTACAAGATGGTTGACTTCTTCACTCCGGGCATGGGCATGGAGTATGAAAGCGGCTGGGATGAAAGCGGCTTTATTCGTGGTTATGTTGAAACTGGAGAAATTGAATGATTAACTACTCTGCATTAAGAAAGAAACAAATTGAAGACGGCGTGTGCCCATCGTGGTACACTTCGGGCGGTATCCAACTGTTCTACGATAAATACTCGTACAACAATGAGACAGTTAAGTCTCGCTTCCGCACTGTAGCTCAAGCTATGGCGAAGCACGCTCCTGAAGTGTACCCTGAGTGGTGGAATCAACATCCATACTGGACAGGCAAGACTTGGGAAGATGCATTCTTCCAGACGATGTGGGACGGTTTCGTGAGCCCATCTACTCCACTACTGGCGAACGGTGGCCTGCGTCAACGTGGTACGACTGTAAGCTGTGCTGGTGGTAATGTTGGCAACAGCCTATTTGATCGTTATGACTTCCTGACAGAAGCGGCGATCCTGACAAAGCACAGCCATGGAACTAGTTACTGCTTGGATGATTGGCCTGCTGAAGGTGATAAGATTCGAGGTGGACACTCTCAGGGGCTTATGCCGCTGGTAAGAGACATCATTAACGTAATGGAAGAGGTGGCTCAAGGGCCACGCCGTGGATCGTGTGCTTACAGCCTGCGTCCTCAACACGGTGACTTTGATAAAGTTGCAGACTTCCTGTACGAACGTACAGAGAGTAACAACGTTGGTTGGTTGATCGACGATGAGTTTGTTGATTGGATGAACAACGAAGATCCTGAAGCACTTCGCAAGTTTGCTAAGATGCTGGGCATTAAGATGCCACGTGGCAAGGGATATTTCACATTCATTGACAAGATGAATCGCAAGTTGGCTAAGGCATTTAAACGTGCTGGACTACGAGCAAGAGCTTCCAACTTGTGTCAAGAAACCAACTTGCCAGCAGATGACGACTACACTTTCAGTTGTGTGATCCTCAACTACAACTTAGAGTTGTACCGTAGCTGGCCTGAACACCTTGTGTTTGTTGGTCAAGTTATGAGTGACTGCAACATCAGTGAATACATTGAGACGATGGAAACAACATTGTCTAAGAAGGACCTACGTGCAATGGAGAAGATTCTACGCTTCACCAAAGAGTTTCGTGCACTGGGTAGTGGCGTTCTAGGGTTCCACACTCTGTTACAAGCTGAGATGATGTCTGTGTCGAGCATGGAAGCTATGATGTTGAACACCAAAATCTTCCGTGGTATTCACAAAGACGCAACTGCCGCAAACTCTTGGTTGGCTGTCACCATGGGCGAGCCAGACGGCTGTGTAGGGCTTGGGCAACGCAATGCCACTATGCTGATGATGCCACCTACCAAATCGACCGCTGAGTTGATGGCAGGAGCTTCTGAGGGTGTTGGTCTGGACGTTGCCATGTGCTTCACCAAACAATCTGCTGGTGGTGAGTTCTTCCGCATCAACAAAGTGCTGTTGAACCTAATCAAGCTGAAAGGTTTGGATATCGAGCAATGTGTTAAGGATATGAACGAACGTAAGGGTTCTGTTCAACACGTGACATGGCTGACAGACGAAGAGAAAGCGGTGTTCCGTACAGCGTTTGAAATTCCAATGGAAGACCACTTGCGTCTGTGCTCTCAGCGTCAAAACTACATCGACCAAGGTCAGAGCATCAACCTCTACTTCACGTCGAACGATACACCGGAGTACATCGGTAAGATCCACAGGCTTGCTTTCAACGATCCTAACATCTTGTCCCTATACTATATCTACAGTATGCGAGGCGCCGGGGAAATCACCCGTGTTGAGTCTTGCGAAATGTGTCAGTAAACTGACCGCATGCCAATAATGGCGAAGGGGCGGCAACGCCCCATTTTAATGGAGAAATAAAATGACACCTGTAACTAATACTACCGTCCTGACAACAGGCGGATCGCTGGTAACGACCGTAGACAACGCTGGGGCGACTCTTGTCCTCACGGGCGACACCGTTGCACCAGATTTCACCATTCACCTCACACCAGCTCAGGATCGCGTCTACGCTACGTTCCTTGACTCGGCTGAGGATGTACGTGACCTTGAGAACCTGATGGCCCTACAGGCTCAATTTGAAACTGATATGGGTGCTGAGCTGATTGCCTTCAACAGCCAAGCTCTGACGAAGGATGCTGTGACGAAGATGTACACCCAAGCTGTGACAAGGATTGCTTTCGATTCTTACCAAAAAGGGCTTGCAGTTTAACAAATAGAAGCGTAGAATCGCCCTCATCATAACGATCGAGGGCGTTTTTATGAAAAGGTATAATGTGACACTTGAGAAGGAATACGACCGCTGGAGCGACTACAGCTGGCATAGTCTGGAAGTGAAGGAGCACAGCAAAGGTGAGTGGGTGAAGGCCTGCGAAGCGATCAAGCTAGAAAAGCGCATTGAACGCATGCAAAAACGTATTGACAAACTGGAGGGTAGATTAGTATGATGTGTCCGATCTGCGATGCTTTCGTTGATGATGAAGATGTATGGTGCCCAGAATGTGATAGTTTTCTGGATGAAGAGTTTTTCTATGATGACGAAGATTTATTGGTTGATAATGAGGAGCACTATTAATGGGCAACAAAGTGGTGATTTACAGTAAAATCCCTTGCACATCTTGCGAACAAGCTAAAGCTGTGCTAAAGTCTCGCGGCATTGAATTCGATGTCCTTGTCCTTGATAAGGATTATCACATGGAAGATTTAATGGACAAACTGGAAGAACTCGGTATGATGGGCTTCCGCACCTTCCCTCTGATTGTGCAGAATGGGCAAGGTTTCACTTTCAACACAATTGGAGAAATCAAATGAGTATGTCCAACCACGAAGCAACTCAATATGTCGCAAGCATGGTAGAAGCTATCCAAGTGCTGCACGCACAGGCTCGGGTTGTTGCTGACGAACACAACATTGTCTTCGATATCACATTCGAAGGTGGTCGAGCATATAATACCACGGCTGAGTATCAGCCTGACCATTGGTCGTCTAGTTACGGCACTTGCTAAGGAGAAAACATTGAGCATTAACAATCTAGAAGTATTTGAAGTAGCACGTATCCATCAGGCACTGGGTCACTTGCAACACACCATCTATAATGGTAATGTAGAAGCTGGCTGGTGGCATAATATCGTTACAGGTGTGCCGCATCCGAAGAACGATATCACTTTGATTCTGTCCAAGCTGGCATTGGTACACTCTGAAGTGAGTGAGGCTGTCGAGGGTGTTCGCAAGGGTCTGATGGATGACCACTTGAAGGATCGTCCAATGGCTGAGGTTGAAGCTGCTGACGCAATGATTCGCCTATTGGACCTAGCTGGTCACGAAGGTTGGGATTTGGCTGGTGCAATCGTGGATAAGCTATATTACAATGCCCAACGGGCAGACCATAAAATCGAGAATCGTCTCGCTGAAGGAGGAAAGAAAGCGTAATGAAAACTCTTCTGTATGTTGCGATGCAAGTGGTAAATGGTAAGTTGAGCTTGGAAGATGGTAAGACTGTCGTAACAAGTTATCAAGATATCAACGTAATGGATGGTAATAAATATCTGGATGAGCATTATCTGGACAGCGAGCGTCTGGGTCCAGATAGATATGATTTCGAACTGGAGTGTAATACCTTCTCTGTAGAAGAAGTGTTGGCCTACATTGATGGCCCTTTTGCTGAAGAGCACATGGCTTACAATAAGGCACGGCGGGAAGCTGTAGAACGTGTTGCTGAGCTTGTTGCTCAAGTGGGTCCAGCTATGAATGAACTGTTGGCACTGGCAAATGAATACAACATTCCAGCGGATATCAAAGTTGGCCGACACACTAATGACTTCCGTCTGATTGACAGCGTTGATTGGGATTCCAGTTCGATGTATTGCTAAGTGGCAATATTTCCACCAAGTAAAATAATTTTCTTAATAAAGGAGAAACAAATGGCTTCTACTACTGTTGAAAATGCACGTAAACACATCGGTGCTGGTATTGATCTGGTTGCTCAAACTGTAACCTACACCTATCACAATGGCGCCACAGGTTCGTACAACACTTACGATCTGGACGGCCTGTCCAGCAATGAAATGGCCAACCTTGCCAAGCTGGCCTTGGTTTTGAAGGATCTGCCTGAAGAGGGTGCACTCGATCTGGACTATGATGCGCTGTACGACCTGATTAAAGAGTGGGCTTCTGAGACTGCTGAATCGGCTGAAGTACCATTCACTTTTGAAGATCGTGATGGCTTTGTCAACACATACACCCCAGCTTCTCTGTGGGAATCGTCTGGTGGTTGTGAGTGGGAAACCTCTGCTCAGGAAGGCTACGACTATGGGTGGAACGTCTAATGGAACTGGTAAAATATCTGGCACTGAAATTCGCAGAAGAAAATATTGACTGGCGTCAATGGCCTGAAGCTGTAGAAGCTTCTCAGGACAACTGTGAAGTGCATTTTGAAGGCTGGAAGACTGGACAAACTTGGGAACGTTGGAATGGCGAACAGGTTGCGCTTGATCTTGGCTTTGATTGTGATGGTGTGTTCAAATACCTTGAAGAGTATGACGAAGGGCAGACATGCACACGTGATGACTATGAAAAGTTCATCACTGAAAACCCAACGTATGTTGCTGATATCAAAGCCAAGCGTGAGAATGCTGTGAAGCGTATCGCTGAGTTGAATGAGGTTGCCTTCAATGCTGTACAAGAAGCAATCACACTAAGCCATGATGCGGCATTACCGTACTCCTGCCGTATGCCTATGGGTGTTGCCGACCTTGATGAAAACTCTGACTGGAATAGTTCCCGCTGCTAAGGAGAATGAAATGACTGATAAACGTGAAGTGTTGAAACAGATTGGAGTTCTGCTTGACCAAGCCCAGAAGCTTGTGTGGGAAGCTGAAAGCATCGCTGATGAACATGACCTTGGATTCACTATGAATCTTGGTGGTTACGGTATGGGTGGCTACTACGTACCTGCTTCTGAAGTGGATGAAGACGACCGTGATCACCACGGCCTTGATGAAGGCCAGAGCTTCTGGCGAGCCTCTAGCCAAAATTGCTAAAATGATTACGCCTCGGGGTTGACAGCTCCGGGGCGTTTCTATATCATCTATTCCACACAAACAAACGAGGATTTAGAAGTGCCACAATTTCAAAAAGGTGACAAGGTCATAAGGATTCAAGGTGACTTTAGAGGCACTAAAAAGGGTGGTGTCTACTTGGTCAAAAACCATGAAGATTTTGACTACCTATATCTGTGTGATACGGAGGGTAATGATCTGAGTGCTTACACTTACGATGAGTCTAAATTCAAACTTTATATTGAAGCTGCTAAAACCTACCCACCTGTTGGTGTGGAAACCACTGAAATAAGTCTTGACGAAGCAGTTAGAAACTGCAAAGATATCTACGCTCAAATCAAAGAGCTTGAACAACAAGCAATGGTTTATAATCTGATTATGCAAAAAGCCGGTATCAAATTCATCTAAGGGGATTCATCATGCTTCTTGTAGGCTCTCGCGCCCTCGTGGCAAACAACCCAGAAATTGCAGAGACACGTAAGTGCATTGACTGGGATTATATCTGCACCATCGAACAGTTCACTGCTTGGCACAAGGCCAACAAAGGAATGCTGAAGTTTGCTGTCCCAACTGAAGGTGGTAAATACTATCACTGCCGTGATAAAGATGGCATGAACTACGAGTTTGAGATTGCTTGGGAAGGTACGTCTGCTGAGTCTCTGCTTGAGCACTACGGCATCAAAGACATTGTGATGCTTGAGCCTGCTATCGCTGTCAACGAAGATCTGTTGCTAATCAAGCAGAGTCATCGTTATAAAAAGAACAGTCCACACTTCTTGAAAACTATGGGAGATATCCACTTCCTGCGTGAGAAGATTGGGTCCGGGGATGTGAAGTATTGGTTAACACAGAATCCCGCTAATTTGGCGCTACTCAAGCTTCGTGAGAGTGAAAGCTACACCTACAAACACCCAAAGCTGAACGTCAGTTCTAAAGACTTCTTCAATGGTGATGGTGTGAATTACGTGTACGATCACGATAGCATCCACTTGGCTGTGGCTTTGAGTGTGGAGCGTGATTGGCTGTATGAGCAGATGGGTGGCAATTGGGGCAAACCAACACCAGCCTATACCTATTACATGAAAGACGGTTCTGAGGTGATGACCTCTAAGGAGAAATTCATGTCAGTACCGGAACAAGTACGTCTTTATGGCGTCTATGAAGAGGCGTGCGTGCTCGCCCTTGAGCGTTCGCAGATTCCCCATGGTTTGGGTAAGGAAGGTGGGCCAAGTGCTCGGTGGAGCTTTGAGATGGCTCTGATGAAGGTGTGCACAAGTATTACGTCAGGCTGGTTTAGGGAATATGCTTGGGAAAATTATCAAAAAGTGCTTGACCTGTACAATGAACTAGGCGAGAATGACTATATCGAACGGTTCAACAAGAACCAACATCTTCTGAAACCTTACACTGGAGAGACATACTAATGTTCACCTTGCCTCAAATTGTAGACTTCGTTCTTGAAGCTTGTAAACGTGCGACCACGACTGGCGAAGCAAACGAAGAATACAGCACAGTACGAAAAGTATTTTTGATCCGAGATAAAAAGATGATTGTTAATATGATCAAGGGATCAAAAGTGATGAATACAAAAATTGCATCAGCATTGTCTGATGCAACTGGTGAACGCTACTGGACTTGGGCAACCCGAATCAGTAATTGGATCATGGCAGATAACAAAGGTAAGTTGAACTTTGAAGAGGCTGTTGCAGTTCAAAGAAAGACCCCTGTTGCCGTTGCACATAAAGTAGAGAACCCCTTTCATAAGGTTTTTGACTTTCTTGTTGGTGTCGAGGGCAGAACGTTCGCTGAAGTTGAAAGCCTGTTCGCACAGGCACTTGACAGGAAGAAATTCGATCTTGCAAAAGAAACGAAAGCTTCTTTGGATGTTATTCTGAAAGCAAAAGGGTTAACGCTTGACGATCTGAAGCAAGTCCTATAATATCTGACACATTAAACAACGGAGAGACATATTAATGCTTGTAGATTATCGTAAAGAAATCGCACTGTTCGCTGGCGTCATTGCAGTGATGGCCCTCTTGACTGAACAGAATAACGTAGCATTGTGGGCTGGTCTGGTGTCTGGACTAAATTATATCTGCCACAAGGTTGGAGTCTAATATGAATGTAGAAGCTATGATTTGGTCTGGCGTTTGGGGTCTGTTTACTGCTATCGCAATCACACCAGCATTCGGATTAGATGCAACACAAAATATCGTAACCACCATTATTGGTGCACTTGTTATTTCCATCGCCTTTCGTCGTTAAGGAACAATAAAGATGAGCAACTTCACCAAAGCTGAATTCGACCTGTACTGTGCCAAGCATTTGGCTTGGAAAGCAGAGAACGCCAAGAAACGTGGCATCGAATTCACTCTGACATTCCAGTCGATGAAGAATCTGATGGGTGCCAAGCGTTGCTACTATACTGGCTTGCCACTCACTAAGAGCGATGGTAAAAGTGAAATGCGTCTCTCAGACGCCACCATTGACCGTATCGACGGCTCCAAGGGCTATATCGCTGGAAATGTTGTAGCGTGCTGCCATGGTGCTAACCAGATGAAGGGTCAGTTTGAAGCTTTGGGTGTTAAGGGTATGAAGATTGGTCGTGGCATCTTTGACAAGGCTATCAAGCGTATGGAGAAACAGAAGTGAGTAATGTTATCAAACAGCGGTGCGGAAGGGCTGAAACTGAAGAAGATTACCAAAACTGGCTCGTCGGACAGCAGGCAACAGCTGAGTACACAAAGCTGGAGTACAGTTTCTATGAACCTGACACCAAACAAATTACAGCATTCTACCGGTTAAGTCACAGCAAAACTGACCTTAAACGTGGGCAAAAGGGCGTTATCAGTCATGTCTAACTGCCCCGGCTGTAACCTCCCAATGATTAATGGACAAACCTTCAATGGCCTGTTAAAGTGTCACTGGGATTGCCAAGATGTTGTTCGTGAGAAGATGGGCGAACAGAATGCTAGTGATCTGATCCAGTATCGAATCAACGCAAGGTTGGCTCAAGACGGTATTACGCCCGACCACTACCTGTTTGCAAGATTGGGCGGCAGGGTATGATCGTATCTGAACTGATTGAATGGTTGAAGACAATGCCACAAGATGCTAGAGTGCAAACTCTGGTACACTATGATGGTGGAGGATATTACCAACAAGGCGGTACTTGCAGTGTAGAGGACTTCTACACCACTATTGAATACCAGCAATGGAAGGATATAGGCGATACCTCTGAGGTTGAATATATCTATGGCAACCGCTTTGAGCTGTCTAAAGACAAAGATGGTTTTATTCTACAGATTGGAGTTAAAGGTGCATGACCACAGATCAAAAGATTAAATACATCCAGAGCTTCTATAAGCTGGTTGTCGCTGCACAAACATACCGTGATGCTGTGTCACATGCTACCTTTGTACGAGGGTTGCTTGCAGCGTGGCATGCTGATATGACTATCACTACTGATCAATTCCGTAGCATCAGTGAGGATATTGAAGTGGTAATGCAAGTGAAACGTAATTTAACAGTGAGAGGGATGTAGTTTGAGAAGTTTTAAAGCAGAAGAGTATAATAAGGACTACGAATACGACAAGGCCAAGCGTGAAGAGCGTAAGAAGACTCGTAACACTCGTGAACGTCGTCGCTCTGGTCGTGGGATTTGGGAAGCGAAACCAGCTGATGAGTAAGTATTAGTAGACACAGCCGACGAACGGTGCTATACTAAGCTAGGATGGATTCTCTCACATAAGGAGCCAACGAATGGCCGATACAACAATCCCCGCTGTAAGAGAAGCATACTACGCTAAAGAACAGCTTAGGATTCTCCGCGTTAAGCTAGAAGCCTTTCGAGTGAGCCTGAAAGCTTGCACAATCCCTAGTCATAAGATGTGGTTGGAAGGTAGGATTAACGAGCTGGCTACTGCACTGTTCGAACGCACAGGCATTCGTTACTGAATACACTGCTGGTATGTGGTATTAAGAGCCCTCTTCGGAGGGCTTTTGTTTGCCTATAGTAAAGTGATTTAGTGGTTGACAGGAAGTCTGGTTACTGTAGAATGGGCCACATCAAGACAAACAACGGAGAATCAAATGAAAGGTCTTACTGATATTCAGAGTGCAATCGTTACAGTATTCGTTGCCTACGAAGTTCATGATGAGTTCGGACGCTGTAGAAGCATGCTCAGTGTACATCGTCATAAACACGAAGCAGAGTTTGCAGCCAAGAACAAAGGATGGTATGGTGGACCCGGAGATGTAAAGCAAAAACACGCTATTGAAGATGGCCCTGACTTGTACATCCTTGAGGGCTACACTCCTACATGTTTTGCCGATGTCACAGCTCAACGTGAAGCTGAACGTAAGGCCAGAGTTGAAGCAGCAATGGCTAAGCTTACACCAGAAGAAATCGCACTTTTGAAGGGGGAGTTTAAATGACCATCGTAGTTAAGCTGAAACCACTATACCTGATCGCTGGCGGCACTGACGGCTATACTTCCATCCAATATACCTTCAACAAGGAGTTGGCTGAACGTGCCATTGAGGAAGACCCTGAGTCTTATGGTGGTATGGACAGTGGTCCTGACTGTATCATGGTGCCTGAAGCAATGACCTATGCTGATCTTGGCATCTCGTATACACTGGAAGATGATTTCGAGGATGAAGAGTGATTAACTACGATCAGAAGGAAGGGTATATCGCTGTCAAGTGGAAGAAGATGCAGATAGGTCGTATCTATCATGAGCAGAACGGCTGGGTATATAAGCCAAGAGGTTGTGATGGATTGGTGGTGAGTGATCCATTCCTCAGTTTACGTCAATTGAAACAATACATAGAAGGAGGTTAATGTTTGGCTAGTCGAGACCAGTCCGTAATTAAAGAGGACGTTAAAGGTAGCTTCGGCCTGTGGCTTAAAAGTTATGGTCAGGATGGTATTGTGTACCACACAAGAGCTGGTAAGCTTTGGAACAATGTAAACTCAAGATGTTTACCATCACTATGGAAGAGGCAGCCCGCTTACGAAGGGACTAGTAATAGCTTCACAGACTTCCAAACTTTTGTCGAGTGGTGCCACTCTCAGAAGGGTTATATGGAAGTTGAGAGTGGCAGGTTTTGGCAGTTGGACAAAGATTTATTAGTACCGGGTAATAAAATATATTCACCGGAAACTTGTGTGTTCGTTCCAGTAGTGGTGAATAGTGTACTCAGAGAACGTAAAGTGTCTGAGTATAAAGCTGGTGTAGAGCTTTATAAGTATGATGGTGTTAGATTTATTGCCAAGTGTACTACGCCATTTGGAGGTAAGTACTTAGGGATTTACGAAACTGAGGATGAAGCCCACCAAGCATGGAGAGTGGAGAAGCTGCGTCATATTGATAATATGAGAAAGGTGTACAAGAAGTATCCACTGGTTGTTAAAGCCTTAGAGGTTAGTCGTTCCCTTATTTAATCCCAGATTTACTTCCAGCCAAAAACTTTTCGCTGGCCTTACTTTTATGGATTATTTGCTGTCGCCAAAACTTTTCGCTGCGATGTTCGCTAGGCAAATTCGTCTGGATATTTTTCTTATAAGATTCTTGACAGAAACGATAAGAGAGTATACATTCACTGCTCATTAAACAATAGGAGAATCTTTATGTCTTACCGTCTTCGTTGCAACTCTTGCCACAATACCTTTGTATCCGACCACCGAAGTGGTAAGTGTACGTCCTACTCTTGCTCCAGTCGTGACACTGACTTCATTGAAACCGTGCTCGACGTTGCGGTTGGCGTGGCTATAGGCTATGCCACGGGCTCTCTGATTGAGTCTGCTGCTGACGTGGCACTCGATGTGGTAGGTAGCATCTTCAGCTGGGATTAAAAGTCCCCGGACAGGTTTTCACAGAAACGGGCATCTCTTTGGGGGAAAATCCCCGGCCAGTTTTTTACAGAGATTGGTGTAAATCTATAGAGAGTGGTTGGTTAATGGAAAACGACGTGCTACAGCTTTTTCGTGAAGCACGTCAATGTCCCACTGGATAAGAGGTAGAATCATTCGCATCCAATGAAAAATTCTTTTAAAATAGTGCTTGACTGGCCGGCCACACTTGATAAGATGGTCCCACTTAAACAGAACGCCATTAAGGCAAGGGAAAACAGAGCAATGACAACGTCCACACTCACACCAGCACAAGAGAAAGGCTTCATTGAAGACGTCACCCGTTTGCGTTTGGTAGGTGAGGGGTACTCAGAGGCTCTACGTGATTTGGTCTTCATTCTTATCGACGACGATAAATCCCGCTTACCTTTCTTTAAGTCTGAGTGCGGCACTGTTGGATGCAAGTGTTTCCTTATTGAGGATTTGGAAATCATCCCAGAACAGCCGCGAGTTGCCATCGCAGTAGATTCCCCTCAGGTGCCGTTGCCTGTGCCCATGCTACCGCCAGAGAGTGTTGCAGCCATGATGGCTACTGACTACCGCAAAGTGCTCCCCACGCCAGCAAGATCGCCGTGGCCCGGTGAAGTGATTTACACGCCACTACAGAAGAATGCTGTTGACACCTTTGAAGCTATGTTGGAAGCTGTCACACTCTACCGTGCTGCTCCAATAGCCAATCCACGTCCTAACGGTCTGACTTATAGTTACGGGATTTGTGACAACATTGAAACTTTTGCTCGAAAGGCTGGTGCTGATTATAGCCAAATGGCTTGGGTCAAAGAAAACTTGATCCGCAGGGTTCCAAGCTACAGCGGTGAATACCACTACCCTGTCAAAGGCGTTAATGGGCAGAGCCCGACTGAAAGTTTTGGTAGCATCACTGATAAGTGGGGCGGTGAGTATGGTGCAAATCGTATGCTGCAACTGGGTGAGCTGGTACACGCTATCAAAACCGAGTGGGATGATAGTTTGGTTGGAAGCTTGACACCATGCCGACGGATGGGCTATAAAGTAGGTGACATTTTCCAATACAAGGACGATGGTGAGCTGTATGTTCTGAACTATGACGATGACTCATCCTCTCCGGGTTTCGGTCCTATTGGCTCTGACATTAGCGTCTATAGCTGGAAAGATATAGACAAGATGACTAAAATGCCTGTCGAGGCTCTACCTCAATTGCAGGTGTCTGAGTATCTTGAAAAGATCAAAGCACTTGAGTTGCAGAAGGCTGAAATTCAGCGTACCATTGCAGAGCAGAGCAGGCTTTTGAAAGAAGTTGCAAGCCAGATAAACCTGAATGATTTCTACCTTGCTAAGCAACACGGTGTGAAGCGGATCTAAATGTATTACAAAATTTGGCGGCATGGTGGGGCGGTAATGGTTGACAGTCTTTGGTTTCCGTCTACAATGTCAATTGAGGATGTTATCGAAGCTACTCAGGATGATTACGACTTTCAAACAGTCGTAGTCCCTGACTCAGAGGATTGATGAAATGAGCGAAATTAATAGCATGAAACGCCTTGCAATCAAGACCAATGATGTGTTAGTGGCAGTTGGCCTGATCGGTGTGGCGCTGATGATGACGTTAGTCGTTGTCAGCTCGGGTTGGCTCATCGGCCTTGTCTATGGCTTGATTGGGTTCATCTTCTGGGCAATCGGTAGCGGGTTGTGGTGTGTGCTTTCGGGCATTCATGACGAACTGAAAAAATTGAACAACAAAGCTTGACAGGCTGTTCAGCCTATCCTAGAATGTTAGTACAGGGCCAGAGAGGCCACACCACAGAGGGTTGCAATCATGGGCACTACTATCGTTATCAAAGGCGCTACCATTGAACGTAAACGTGAGATTCTGGATGCTAACAAAGGTCAGATGTTTGCGGTAACATGGCAGAAGAAGGACGGCACCACCACCGAACGTGTGCTAAAGCAATGGATGAACAAAGCTTTAGCGAGTGGTACTAATGAGGTTGTGCAGGCCAATCCAGCGGCTCACAATCCAGACAACTACACGGCGGCAGATCCTGTCAAGATGGCGAAGGGTGAAAAATTCCCATGGGTTAACGTCACCCTCTCCAAGATGACCCGTGCTAAGATTGACGGTACAGAGTACATCTTTGAAGACTAAACGTTTGTAATGTACATTGGCTGACTCGTCTAATATGGTAGGACACTTGGGCGTTTAGTCCCTTGAAATGTAGGTTCGATTCCTACTAGATCAGTGTACATTGCAGGCAATCAAGTCTAACATTGTAAAGTAAGGGTATTAAATGCGAGCATTGAAGGCAGCTATGTTTCAAAACGACCGTGAATACCAAGCTGCTAAAAAGCAAGCTAGAAAGATAGATATAGGGCGTCGGTCTGGCCGACGTGGGACGCAAGCATGGGGCATTTGGAACGAGGCTGAATAACATGACTACCTTAAAGCTAACTGACAAGCAAGCTAAAATCCTACTGATCCTCACGGGCAACATGGCGGGCAATCATGGCAGTTGCGGTATCTTTGAGATGTTGTGTACTGATTTGAATGTCGATAGGTACACTGTACCAGATGTTCGGATTGGTCCTAATGAGTCGATTCTAATTGATGACTGGATGATTGAGAACATCAAACATTTCCCTTGACATGGGTTTCTATTGGTCTACAATACGTCCATACCAACTTGAACAAGGCGAGTGCAGTGAAAACGTTTTTCCACTATCAAGAGTTTGCTTTCAAATCCGCCATTGCCTATGCTGAGAGTGGGCAACGTTGCAAGCTGTATCAGCATGATGGTTTGTGGTGGGTTGAGTTGAACTAAAATGGCCGCATTAAGAAGGGCACCAAAGCAAAGAACTGTTAAGGTGGCTGTGGTTAAGCCAGTTGCACCCTTGCACCGTCGCATCTTAGGTCGTGGGGCTACTGAGCTTGACACAATTGACGACTTGAGGCTGGAGCTTGAGAAAGCCTACAGCCTTGACCAGATTGAGTACGACACTTATCTGGATTGCTGTGAGGCTTTGGACATCCGTGAAGCCAAGGCTAAGGTGGGCATTCAGAAGGCCACAGGCCGTTATGTCAAGCCTCAGAAAACTATTCATATCTACACAAAGGCTGTGAAACGTTCTCATGTACATAAGTGGAAGCCGTGGCAAGTGAAAGCTATGCTAGTGTTCTGTGCAATCGTGGTATTCAAAATATTTTCATTTAAGCCTTGACCTACATATCCAACGCTGTACAATGATCACATCAAGGCGACAAGCCTACTCAACCAAAGGACAAGCACCATGACACCTTCAGACCTGAAATACAACGTTCAAGAACGCGGCGACAGTCACTACTTTGATCGTTCGTCTATGAAGTTCTTTGGCGACACTATGGCAAACTATGGTGTTCGTTCTGCTGTAGTGGCTACCAGCTATAACGCTGAAGATGAGTATGTTACTGAGGGTGGTGTAGAGGTTGAAGTGTGGGAACTCTACCGCAAACGCGCTGTTAAGCATGGTTTGAAAGATAGCGTCTACTTCGCTAAAGACAATTTCCGTCGTGTGTATCCTTCCAAAAACTAACAATAATGGCGCCAGCTTCTAGGCTTGGCGCCCACTCTGTTAAGGGTATCGTTTGAACTCAACAATATACAATGCGCTGAATCAGTGTACAACCACTGGTTTAGAACATCTCGTTGCCTGTATGAATTTCCCAGACGGCAAGCGGGCTGAGCTTTACAAGGACCATAAAGGATGGCATCGAATTGTGTTGTTTGAATCTGATGCGCTTGACAGTGGTATAAGCGGTGTGATTGTACAGTCTGACGGTGAGGTTTACTATAAGCAGACTGCGCCATTTGCCCAAGGTAACGGGCTTACAAGAAGCTTACAAGCCCTGTTGACACTATGGGGTGTGGCATGGTATCGTAGCGAGTTGCTAACTGATGCTGGCGCCGCTTGTTACAAGATGAAAGATTGTTTAAATACCCCTTTACAGGGGCAAGCAAGTCTGTAAAATGCGAGCCATAACAACGGCCTAAGACATGAGTCCTAGGCCACACACCAAGGAGTAGAAACGAAACATGGGCATTCAGAATCAAGTTTTTGCTGTACGTCAGGTTGTTATGGCACTGGGCAGTGTTAAATCTTTCCGGGGTTACGGCGTTACAGGCGGTGTTGTTAGCATTAGTGATGATGATGTGGTAAAGCACCTTGACGACACTTACAGTGAAGTGGTGATTTGTAACATCAATGTAAAGCCGGGGGGCGCCTTACAAATGCTTTGTCCAATGATGTTTAACAGCATCAAAGGAGAGTATCAAGAAGAGTTGCAAATGACCTTGCAGTCTCAAATTCTTGAAGGCAACGACGTTGATATCGAGTTTCACCAATAGGCAAGAGGCCGTAACACCCTGATGTTAAAGGCCCTTCGGGGCCTTTTTCTTTTTCTTAAAATAAATGCTTGACATGCTCGCCTAGGGTGCTAATCTATCAATCAAGCAAGGCAAACAGCCTGCTGAAAACGTAGCAAATACCCGTCTAGGAGAAATGCCATGTTCGCACAAAACGAAGGTCTGCCAACCCCACTCACTTCTGTCGACAACCTGCTGAAAGAAGCTGACAGCACCGCTCGCCCTGAGAAGGTGTTCATTGGTCACAACCTCGGTCATCGCACTTTCATGACCCTGATTCCAATGAAAGACTTCTACGCCATGTCAAAGGTGGCCAACGAGCGTCAACCTGATGGCTCTCCAGCCACTCAACGCCCACTCAATGAGGCTCACGCTACAGGGTTGGCAAAGTACATCCTTCGCGGCCTGCTGGCCTCTGCAATTGAATATCGTCGTAACTTCGGTAAGCCTGAATCAGCAGCCTTGAACGAGCTTCAACGCATCATGGGGCCACAAACCTACATGTCGTTACAGCCTATCGTCGCCAACCTTCGTACTGTTGAGCCTGGTGGTACTGGCATTGTGGGCCGTCGTATGGAAAGCGAAGGTGAGACAGCCTGCTTTAAAGTGTTCCTTGGACAACGTGACCTGCTGTATGTGATTGACGGACAACATCGTCGTTACGCAATGGATCTGGTGTTTGAGTTCCTTTCTGAAGTGAGGCTCAATCGTAAATACCCACGTAAACCTAAACTGTTTGAAGGTGACTTCAAAGCTACCCTAGAAGCTGATGTGCTGGCAGCATGGGACGAATGCGATGAGATGGCCCGAGGCTACTGCAAAATTGCCGTGGAAATCCATCTAGGGTTGGGTGTTCGGGAAGAGCAGCAACTGTTTCACGACCTGAATAACCTTGCAAAAAAGGTGGAAAAGAGTTTGGCCTTACGGTTTGACTCAGCTAACCCTGTTAACCAGTTCATCCAGAATGAATTGCTGCCTAACATCCTTGATTGGGATGATGTTGTGGACGGTGATCAATCCAACTGGGCAAAAGACACTGGACGGTGGACATTCAGAGATTTGGCAGCAACTAACGCCATTCTGTTCCTGAACAAAACCAGCATTGCCAGTGCTACGCCCCTCGATGTTGAACAAAAGCAGGCCGTAGCATATAGAATGTGGGCAGCGATTGCAAACGTTCCCGGCTTTGGTAAGGTGGGTGCAAAGAGTCAGACAGTGTTGGCTCAGCCTGTTGTAGTCAAGGCCATCGCTAAACTGGTATACGACTTAGGCTTCGGTCGTCGTCGGGATGAGACAGCAGCGGAAGACCTTGAGAAGCTGCTACACAACCTGTCTCAAGTCAATTTCAGCCACACTAACCCTGTATGGCGGTTCTATGAAATGACTGAACAGCAACGTGTCAAGGAGAAGCTGAACGGCCTTCGTGACTACCTTCCTGATGGTGGTGGTGTTAACCGTGACATTGGGATGTTTGACACACAAAACAACTGGATGAAATTCGGCACACGCCACAATGACATCTATCCAATCATTGCTGACATGATACGTTGGATGCTCAAGCTTCCAAGTCGTACAGCTCTGAAGCAAGACGCTGCCTGATAAGGCTACCCTTCGCCCCGCCTAGAGCGGGGCTTTCTCTTTGGTTTCTGAGGTGTAGCATGATGACACGTTCTGAAAAGATTCTGCTAGCAACCTGTGGTTTTCTGTTCGTCCTGTGGATTGCTTCGGTTGTGTTCCTATACGTCAGTTTGGCCTAAAACTCTTGTTGACAAGGATGTCACACCCTGTAGAATCAACCACACAAGAGGCAAACAGCCTCACAATCAAAAGGAAAGCATCATGGCACAGGCAATCATCACCAAATGGGTCAGCCCCACCGACACTAAAGCCCAACGCATTAAAGTGATGGGTTGGATGGGTAACAAGATGGTAGAGTGGTGCAACAATGTCGATGTGTCTGACAATCATGCTTTGGCAGTGGGTGAATACCTGCTGTGGCTTAATAAGGACCGCGATCTTGAAAGCCTTGAGTGGCGTATCGTGAGTGGTGGCAGCATGCCAGACAACTCTGGCTATGCATTTATCATTGACCTGATTTGGAAGTGAGACTCAAAATGAAAGCTTCAGCCCTTTTGCAATATGCCCTAGACAACAACTACTCTAACTTGGAAGAAAGTAGTTATGTTAAGAAGTCACCTTACATGTGCCACGCCCTGCCTATTGCTCTAAACGAGTTGAATGCAGACCTATATGCACTCAGTGTGGCTAGAGGTTCTTTCGCAGACTTCATCCGTGATGCAGGGGCCATCACTCTGATGGTTGCACTGTTCCGCACTGACAAGGTGTACAATGCTAAAGTTAGACGCTATGGCCATGGTGCCAAATGTGCCTTTAACTATCGTGTCCAGTGGTGGAATGCTCACATTGCAAAGCTGATCAGTCAAGGATTGTAGATTTCTATTTAAGGGCTTGCATTGTTTCGAGCCCTTCGTTAGAATGCCTACACATAAACAAAAGGACATGCCACCATGCTCACTATCACCAGCCTTACACACCCAACCATGATTGCTAAGATTCGCAAAGGCATTACCCTTGCTGCTAAAGGTAAAGGGCATGAGATGGGCGGACACGCTAATCGTGTGTACATTCAAAACCGTAAAGGTCATAACATCTTACGTATTGATTGGAAGGGTCAAGGCAAATTCATTGCCTATGGTGGTGCTGACTGGGGCCGTACCGACATCACTGAGATTGTCAAAGAAGCGCTACAGCGTGGCTGTTCTGCTAACCGTGTAAAACCACGTCAATTTGGATCTAGCCCATCCATCAAAGACAAGCTTGCTAAAGCACTCGCCTTGTCCACTCTAGGAGTGTTGATTACAGGCTGTCAAGCCAGTGGTGGAATGACAACGCTTGTCACTGTCCTGAGTGGTTGGCTGTGAGTATAGAGATTATCCTTAACAGGACCACAAAGAAAGTAGAAATCAGTCGCAATGGTAAAACATTCTCAACTGGCCTTGTCTTCAATATGCCACACTTTCGAGCTGTAGAAAAGCGCTTCAAAGCTTGGGATAAACAAGGCTGGCCGTATGAGCCAAAGGATACCTAAAGAGGTGGGTGTAACATGAATAAGCCAAAACGTTTCATGTGGCCGGTAGCCAAATTCTATAAGTTCACTCCTTGGGGTTTCGTGTTAGCTTGTGTTTGGAACTGCTTTGAGGTAGCTAGAAAGCCTATGCCGTTCGCACCCTACGTATTTGGCGTCATTATGGGCTTGGATGGTAAGCTGTCAAAATCTAAATAAAATGCTTGCGTTCCTGTTTGGTTGGTATAGAATAAAACACAAGGGAAAGCAAACAGCTTCCCACCACTCAGACAGGTGACAGCATGAACACTATCAAAATCAACGCAATCGCTTCTACTCTGGCAAATGACTACTTTGATGCTACAGGCTACAGCATCACCGGCACTGTGGTCAGTGAAGGTATCACTGTTCATGTTGGTGAATCCTCTGGTAGTGAAATGAAGATGGAAAACGATGCAGCCTACTACATGAATAACCAGAATGGTTTCAGCAAGCAAGATTTGTACCTGACTCTGTACGGCGCTGAAAGTGTTATCGAATGCTTCAAAATTGTTCGATAAACAGTTGTACAAGAGAGCATTGCTAGGGTAGAATGCTCTCACACACTCAAGGACACGCCATCATGCTACCAACAAAATTCATCCTGTTCTATGTTGCTGGTGTTGTCAGTCTCTTCACTCTGTGGAGCATCTTCTAATGTACATCATCATTGATCGTAAGACAGGTTGCCAAGTGGGCGGTCCTTACAAATCCCGCTCAAGAGCTTCTAACCGTGTTGACAAGCTTGATAACGCCTATGGTGGTTATCGCTACACTATTAAGCTAATACCTGTTCCTAAGGAGTCTTGATGGACATTCTAATCGATTGTGCTATGATAGTGCTGTCAGCATACATCCTCATCACAATGCTACACCTAGCTCAAGGGAGCAAATAACATGTTCGCCACGATCCTCACTCTCTGCACCTATGCAGCCTGCAATAGCTACTATACAGATCATGCTGAGACACAAGCTGACTGTACAATCAACCTCACACACCAATCTGAGCGTCTTGCAGACGTTTGGGATAGTGGTAAGGGTACATATCTGTTCCTCAAACAGTACAACGTCAGAGAGCCTGTAGAGCTGCTTACAGACTACGACTACAAATGCGAATTCATCCCAGATAGTGACATTCCTTAAATAAATCACAATAGCCCCTTGATGGGGCTTTGTTGTTTGTGTAGAATGGATTTACACCAGCCGAAAGGCTAACCCGACACAAGGTGTCAACCCAAACAAGGTAATGCATCATGAAAACTAAATCCTACTACACCCTCTTGATCCTTGAAGCTGGCAAGTGGTACATCCATTTTGGTGACTACGACAAGGAAGTGGTAGAGGATGAAAAAGCTGATGTCAAGGATAGCGATCCTAAAGCCAAGCTGAAAATCATTCGCACTGCTGACGCTCAAGCTGCAATTGACGCTGCTGTCGCTGACCTGAATAAGTAATCAAAGGAGCCTGCACCATGAAAAAGATTCAAACCTTCACCAATGCCAACCTTGAGCTTAACAAGACAGCTCACATATTCCAGACAATGCCTCAAAAGGGTTTGTCTGATGATGTTCTAGCCCTCTACAAGCCCACCTATGAGGTGTCCACTAACTCAGGTGGCATTGATATAGCTTGGACATTCCAAAGCTTTATAGAGCTTGAGGATGCTCAGCAATACGCTTTACAGTTCATCATGCCTAAGGGTATGCTCTGTAAAATAGTTTCGTCTTGATCGAATAAACCGCTTGCAGGGTGTTGATTGCAGATGTACAATGCAGTCACACCCAAGGAGAATGCCGACATGACCAACAAAGAGAAATATCAAACCCTTCAAGCTGAGTTGGAAGTGATCGAGCGTGCCACTAAAGTTTACCTTGCAGATGGTTCGATTGACTGCCAGAACGTTTGTGAAGGTAAGACACAAGAAGAAAAGCTTGCTATTTGGTCTGGTCATATGTCAGAAGAGTTGTGGGGTGAAATGTACAGAGCTGCTGTCGATGCTGCTAGCTTTCGTGCTGAGGATGCCGGCCTTGACCTTAACAAGTTGATTGGCCGTAACATCTACTAACCAACGTCGCCCACCTCAAGCCCCTTCCTTGGGGCTTTTCTTTGTCTTCATTCACACTATCAATAGAATCGATAATACACACCTCATCTATCGATACAATCAATTTGACAGGTGTTGCTTTGCACGATACAATACTCTAAGGGCTTTACCCTCAAAGCGTAAGCTTTAAGTGATACTAGACAAATACATAAATATAGTAACAAAAACTAAAATAGAAGTAAACACCTAACCTACGGTTAGAGAGTAATCCCACTCAAAGCTTACGCTTTGCCCTGACCGTAGGTCATCTTTCGCACCATAGCAAAAGCGATAGCTTTGTTTGTATATTGATTAATAAATACTATAGTAAAACCCTTCTAAAACGTTCTACAAACCTATCCTACGGATAGAGTGTCATTACCCCTTGAACTGTCGTTCAAAGCGTCTCTAATTGGCCCTACAGGCCACGTAATACATGGCTTTGAGAGTTGTTGTCTAGCTCATAACGGACGTTATGAATTGTAGTCAAAATGACTCTAAACCCCTTTCCTGATAGCTGAGTGAGTGGAAGAGCTCCGATAGGTGCTCTGATGCTAAGCGAAGCGCTCACAACCCTCCTAATATGTCAAGCATAATCTCAATATATATTCCTATCATAGCTCTACCCCTCATAGTAACATTCAATGGACATCCTGTCCCACGTTGGCACACATCTAGCCTAGCAAAACACATGCCAAGTACTCACCATATTAACTACGTTAAAACATTTCACCACCTCATAGGCGGACCCCTATAAAGTGTTCCACATGGAACATTGTCCCTCTGTACATGGTGTATGCTCGCCTTGTGAGTGGTGTACATGTGTCAGTATGTCCTCCTCCATAGTGGTAGCACTCTCAATGGAGTACATCTCAGTGTGAGCAACTATCAATAACATTGATTCTCATCAAAGGGTTGACCATTGACATACTACATTGAGTGTGTATGTGTGCTGTCCCCTTGTGAGTAGTCTAAAGACGTGGTGGCAGCTTGAGTGAGTGTTCTCTCTGTAGGTGTGTCCGCTTCACCCTTTGAGGGGTAGTACCCTTTGGCATAGGGCTTGCATGAGGGTTGGTTTTCATCTGAATGCGAATCGTTCGTGCTTATTTTCATTTTACGGGTGGCCAGCTCTGGGGGCGTTGTTCGACGTTAAACACCTCCCGCACAAAACCCCAGTTGGAAAACATGTCAAAGAGGATAACCCCTTGTGAGTGTAACGATCCCTTGTGAATTATATTTCTACGGACAAAGAAAAGCCCCCAATAAAGGAGGCTGTTTTCTATACGGCGGGGGTGAATTTCTCAGGGAGTTTTAATACAGTACGAAAACACATTCTACCTCTACACTCTCTGCTACGCAGAATGAGGCCATCTTTGATGAGTCTTCGTAATTGTGGTGTGCGATCAAGGCTTGGCATATGCCGACAGTTGACAGCCATCCCAGATGGGTAACTCTCCAATATCTTGAGCCACATCTTGCGTTCTTCTTTTGGGGATAGATATAGAAACCTTACATCCCAAGGTTCAGTCGCTGCTTTCATTGATTCGACTCCATTTTAACTGTGTCTATGTGAGCCTTAAGGTGAGCAATACACTCATCGCACAGGATGATTTGAACACTCTTACCAGCAAGCTTGCACCCGAATACGATGTCCTTTTTATAGGAGGCTGTCTCGCATAGACGACAGTAACCCCTGTTCTCCCTGTACTCAAATTGTTTCATTATTTGCTCCTGTAGTTATACACCCAATCATTATAAGCCTCTTCAGGTGTATCTCCATATCCACTCAAAACAGCCTTCACGGATAGCAGGAACGTCACCACCACAGAGACAGTTATCACCCATACGGCACTCTCCACCAAGATTATCTCTTGTAGAGGTCTTCACATAAGGGATTGCAAACTCTTCAGCAACCTTAATATCCATGTTTGGGTAGAGGTCAAGAACATGGTCTATAGCCTCTTTGGCTTCTTTCAGGCCACATCCAGTCCTTTCCCGCACATTCTTGATAGCCATGACTTTACCTGTTACATAGGGTGTTGGAGGCGGTATTGGTGTGTAGTGTTTCTCACTCTCAATGGCGAGCAGAAGAGCTTCCAGTAGTGCGATAGCCTTCTCTTTATTGGCATGCTGACTCCGCTCACTGTCACAGCTTACACCAAGCCCAGTTGGAAGGTGGTGTACGATGATGCCACTGAGGCTGAGTCCAACTGTCATCCCTCCATGTCCATATCCAGACTGAGGAAGGTAGGATGTTACTCGGATATCTTGTAGGTCAAGCATTAAAGCTCTCCTTGCATCTAGTGCATTGTATGACGATGTATTTCTGGACTGTGAAGCCCTTACGATCACCATTAGTTATCAGTTTTGTCTTCAGATCGTGCAGACCCAAGAAGCATTTCCAATTCATTAATCTTCTCCGTAGGTTAGTCGCCGTAGTCGAGTATTTCTTCGAACTCATTGCCAAACATTTCTAGTACATCGTTAAACCAACGACTTGCACCATTAGGGCAAAGCTCTCCGCACTCAGCAAGAGCATCGTAGAAGGTGTTGTACTTGGTTTTCTCTTGTAGTTCAAGTTCATGTTCAGTCATTTTCCTTTCCTCAACCAAAGCTCAAAACTAATTGTGATTGCAGCGAACAGCATACCAGCAAAGAAGGTTGGGATCAACCATACCACTTCTACAACAGGCGCTCCTAAAGTCAATTCCCATACTCCTTGTTCAGTTGGCTTAGCATGTGGTCAGTGTCTTCATCACCTTCCCAGTGGCGGACATTCTCAATGTGCTCTCGCCTTTCCAAGTATTCCCAATCTGTCATTGTCTCAGCCTCACTATCCCAGAGGTCGCCATTGTAATCTCTGTACATTGTCATGTCAAACTCCTATGTGTGCATATTCAGTGGATGCAGCATCTTGGTGGCCGTGGTCATAACCTTCATCTGCACCAGCTTCCCAAGCAGAATTTTCTAATTCATTAATTAATTCCCAAATGCGAGGGTGGAATTCAGGTCTCACCATCTTCTCAAGATCAGCAATGATAAGGTGACGACCACGCGGACTGGCCTTCTCTGCTACTGCCATAGATAAATCCATTAATCACCCCAGTAGGTCAGTTCTTCATCTACAGATTCTTGTGGAGTGTAATCAATTTCTCCATCCTCGTCAACCAAGTTACAATGCAGATTCTCTGCCAGATCTTTCGCACCTTCAAATTCATCTGGTGCGTAGACACCAATGGCAATTAGATATGCTACAGCATCATCAATCCAGACAAGACGTTCCCGTGCTTGACGTTCACTACGTGTTTCAATCTTTACCACTTGTACTGCTGTCATTCTAAACCCTCCAATTCAACAATGTGTCCAACCCTAAGATCGGTTCGTCCAGATCCGCAAAATACTTCCTGATATTTAGAGTTGCCAAGCTCTCTCAGCTCAGTCCACTCGGGTTCCCAAGGGCCAGTGATTAGGAGCGTTCTGCACCCGTCACTCTTGGTGATTCTATGGAATTCACCCTTTGGAATGTAAAGAATCTTACTCCGATTCCTCGGAAGTGGCAACACCTTCTTTCCTACAATCACTTCTTCAATGTAATTCCCTTTCAGTAGAAAGCTAACAGCATTGAAAGAGTGGGTGTGGAATCGGTCTTGATCACCTGTGGTCTTGTGAAAGTGAAACAATTTGATGCTGAACAGCTTCTTCCACTCTAGAATGGTTAGCTCTGTGACATTCTGTTCGCCATTGTTGATGTCCTTCTTCTTCCAGAATACAATCACCTGTCCAGCCCCTCCGTGTTTCCCCAAACATCAATGGCATCCCACAGTGAAGGGTAATATTGCTTCACTGGGGAAGTGTAGGTGCGAGCGTAGCCCACTATAGTATAGTTCATTGGAGCGTCAAACCAAGGGAGTGGTTCTTCCGCACCGCAGAGATTACAAACTCTCGGAGATTGTAACTGTTCCATTCTCAATCACCACAGCTTCGTGAGAGTAGTAACCATTGTGCTCATTGTAAGCTACAAACTGTAGCAAACCAGCAGTGGTATAGACGTTGATGAACATCGCATTGCCTTCATAAAGCTCACGCCCAAGGTCAATGCTGGCACGCTCAGAGTCTACACCCTCGATATTGAGAACAGCCGCACCAATAAAATCTGAGAAGTCGTCTTGCGACATCAGGTAACCCCACTGTTCACAGCAACCTTGACCATTAGAGATGCCCAGTTTGATTTGTGTATTGTCTTCAAGTGTGATGATGAAACCATCATATCCGCTCCAAGACGAACGGCTCCAAGATGCTTCTTCAATAGATGTAATTTTCATGTATTCTCCTTTGTAGTGTGTGAGAAGGCGATGCACTATCGCCTAATTTTTCATCCGCGTCAAGCAATAATATCAAGCCATGGAACAGTATTCACATCGAAATCCGCGTAGGCTGCCATCACTTCTACAGCAGCTCCAGACTCATCGTAGATCGAATAACTCACCATCTCACCAAGGAAGGCTGTGTCAGGGAACCACTGGCTCCAGACACGTACTCTCACACCGTAAGGCAGCCCAACTGGAAGCTTGAATACCAGTGCATTGTGCATTGTAGCTTCAGCTAGAATCATTGGAAGGTCTTGTACATAGAAGTTGAGGCTTCTCGATTTGATTGGCTCTGCCAAGCTGTAATCACTGACTTTACCACCCGGTCTGTAGTCACCATAACTATCGCATCCGTAGAACATTTTGTATCTCCTGTATAGGTTTAATGTAGCTGGTATGATAACACATAAAGAAAGCCTCCACAAGGGAGGCTCTTTGTATTACACGAAAGCGCTAAGCACTTCGTTAGGGTTGGCTACTGCCGACTCACCTACTGGTTGGAAACCCCAGCCAGAAGGGTTACGGATCAGGCTACCAATATGCAGTGCAGTACCATTGACAAACTGTTGCAGCTTGTAGTCTTGGATCAGTGTGCCCTTCTCATCAAAGAGTTTGAAGGAGCCACTTTGAACCATGCTGAAGTCTTGTTGACGTTGCACACCTTCGTGGATGAATACGAAGATTTCAATGCTGTCTTTGTCAGCAGGCACGCTACCGAGTTTAACAGTAACCTCTTCAACGTCACCACCATCACGGCTATCACGTGGGTAAACTACCGCACCGTTATAGGCAGTCTTGTTGTTGAAGAAGACCACATCAGCAGTGCTACCAATCTTACCATTCGAGGTGATGAAGGCGAAGATATCGAGGTCAAACTCTTGACCTTTGATTGGGTGCATGCCCCAGCTCAGTTCACCACGTACTTCTACAAGGCTTGGTGCTACTTTGGTCAGGTCTAGCAGAGCGGTTGTTTTCGACAGATTGAGTTCCATAATATTCCCCTTATTTAGTGATTTGTTTGTTAGTGAACGCAGCAATGAGAACAAGTGCACCTCCTACAACTTTAGCCAGAATGTGGTTGATTTCAATGTGGCTAGCGATGAACGGGTCAGTGATGAACATTTCTGCACCAACAACACCTAACATTGCAGCACCAATCCAGATGATAATCGGGAACTTATCCATCCAACCAGTCAGATACTTCGCACCGTAGACGATCACTGGAATACTTACAACAATACCCAACACAGCGTAGATTGTAGCGTGAGCAGTGCCACTTGCAGCTCCAGCAACACCCATTACGTTATCCAGCGAGAGCATAAAGTCAGCTACAATGATGGTCCATACCGCACCCCAAATTGTATCTTTCTGTGCAACGTCTGGGTCTTCTTCATGTGCAGTCAGCAACTTGTAACCGATGAAGACAAGGTAAGCACCCGCAATCAACTTCAAGAATGGAATCCCGAGGAGGAAGGTTGCAAAGACCAGCAGGATAGCTCGCAGTGCAATGGCTCCAGCAGTGCCTAAGAGGATCGCTTTACCACGTACACTTACAGCAAGGGTAGCACAGGCTAGTGCAATGACAATCGCATTGTCCAGACCCAGTAGCAGGTCAATCATTACGATCTTGAAGATCGCTGCGAAGTCAATATGAGCTAAGAATTCCAATGTGTTACTCCTTAATAAATGCTTTGAGGTCGGTGTTGAGAAGTTTCTCGTAAAACTCGTCTGGCGTCACGTTCTGTGGGTTGTCCAAGTAGATGACGGAGACATTATTGTAGTTTTTAGCCACCTTGTCAAGGTAATTCTTATCAACTCCACGACCAATACCAACGATTTGTACAAAAGTGTTGTCCAATTGAGCCAGTTCACGCTCGAAAGCAGCTTTATCGTTATTCTCACCATCAGTGATCATGGCAAGGTATACTGGAGTGTTCGACACTTCCTTCTTACCCATCAACTTACCGAACAGACCCGGTTTAGTTGTACCAGAAGCCCCTTTGAACGCTTGGATACCACCAGCAAACGATGTACCGCCGTGTGGGTAGATGCCATTACGTTTGATATAGCTACCAGCGTCAACTTCAGTAACATCTTGGGTCTGATCAAACGAGGTATTGAAGAACCCAATTTGCAGAACGCCGTCGTCATCAAACTTCATTGCTGCTACCAAGAACAGGTCAATGGTGTTTTGTACCCAGCCAGTGCGATACTCTGTCTCCATACTGCCAGATTTATCAACCAGCAGTTTTACTGCCATGACAGGTACATTAAAAATCTCAGCCTTGGCCAGATTCAGCTCAAGGGATTTACTCAGGTCTAGCAAGTTCATGTATAGCCTCCTTTGTTTGTGGATCAAATACTACCCGTTTGTTGTAGTGCTGTCAACAGTGTTTTCTGACCATCTACAAGTTGTTTCGCATCATTTGTGCAGCGGACAACATCATCCCGCTCAATCTGACGCACCTCAGTTACAGTCTCCAAAACTCGGTTACGCAAGGTACTCAAAGTCTCAGTGGAGATGGTTGCTGTGCCTAGTGCCTTAGCACTTGAGATAGCAGCAAGTTTAGCACCAGCAGATCCTTGAAGCAAAGACTTTTCAGTCAAATCACGAACATTACTCACAAGCTGAATGCTGCTGTTCACGTCCAAGGTTTGCTTGAACAGTGCGAATTCCATCATGATGACTGGGATGTTCATCATAATACCTTTCAGTGTAGAGACGGCTGTACGGCTCGACTCTTGTTGTTGGCGAATACGAGGACTATTAATTTCAGTCATAGTTTTCAGACGCAATAGTGTGTCCAGTTTAAGCTTTAGACGGTGAATCTTGGACTCAGCGTCACGAACCATTTGTGCTTCCATAGCAGCGTTTGGGCTATCCATGTCAATGGCAGGCCAAGCGGCTACTTGAGATTCACAATTCGAAATCAGTCCTTCCACTTCACGCATCTCAGCTACGATCTTACCATAGTGGTTGTAGTTCTCGCCATACAAACCTTCCATGTCAGTGATCCACTGCTGCTGGACAGTAATGTTCATGGAGATTTTGTTCTCCAAGTCACCGAACACTTCCTGAGCGGACACAAGACGCATGGTTAGGGTTGCCTTCAGATCGCTGAATTTATTCTGGAACCAACCCACCACACCACCTTTCTGGAGTGATGCAGGATCAAGTTTGTCAGCCTCAGCGGCAATCACAGTCAGGATCGCACCCAACTCATCGAACTTACCAACAGACATCTTGGTGATGATCTTCTGAGTGGTGTTGCCCAGATCACGTGAGACATTCTCACCAATGCGGTCAATATCATCATCAGACACAATCAACTGACGTGCTGGTAGTGTGTTCTGCCGAAGGGTGGCTGGAAACGCACTTGGTCGTAGAGGTTCAATCACACCAACGAAGGCTGGTGCATGACCGGGTGTTGCTCCTTTTATTGGCAGGTCACGGACTGTTGTACCTACGCCAGCTTTATCGAATATGCTCATTTTCTTCTCTCCGTTTGATAGCACGCTCTAGTGCTGATGTGAGCAATTCTACGCTAGAAGGCCAAGAGCCGTCAAGGACTGCTTTTCGGTATTCTGCATCAAGACCTTCATCGAGATAGTGATCCATAAATTCCTCTGAGACACCACAATCTTTAAGGTGTCGTAGGTCTTTGCAGAGTTGACATTCACAGGCCATGACTCAGTTTCCCCAGTTCAGTAGGAGTATCTTTGCCATTCCACTTCAAGGTGCGACCATTTAAACCGTGGAATAGTGCATAACCATCACTACTGTACAACTCAAGACCTTCTTTGGTCACGTCCTTACTATAACGAGTTGGCATTTCAAAACCCTTGACATCTCCCCAAAGACTCCAACGCTCCCCGCAGCAATCGCAGTAACTCCAAGCATCAGCCTCGTCAATCATATCACGCATGATATCTTCAGCTTGATCATAATTCATCGCTTGAATGAACACGACGTCAGCCACAAAATCATCACGTTCGAAGTAGCCACCAGAGTTGTTCTGATCAAACTCGTACCACAGTGCACCTTCAATTTTGTTAGACAATTCCATATTTCTCTCCTTTTTCGGACAATAAAATAGGCGCCCATCGCTGGACGCCCATAAGGTTACGCAGGTAGTAGTTCCGGTGTAGGAACCAGTGGATCTGGACGCAGAGACGCGTCAGAAGGCCACAGAGCCTTCTCTTCCGCAAGGTAGTAGCTCTCTTTGAAGCGAGCGTGCCCACCATCAGCGTAGTAAACGTGATACTGCACTACAGATGTTTTAGTGTTGTTGCCCGCTGCGTTTCTGGCTGCCTTGATTGCAGTGATGTCGCTGCTTCCATTGGTTGTGCAATCAACCCACCAGTCGTCAACGATTGATCCAGCCCCTTGGTTACTAACCTCGATCAAACGGCAGATAATGTAAACCATAACTCTTTGTGTCATTTGTCACCTCTTATTAGGAGAAGCGTAGCTCGCTTCCACAATATATTGTATCACGTCCATCAGGATATGTACACCACGATTGTAGGTTGCACCCGTTTCCCAGCGAGACTCTTCCACCTTATCAAGCAGGTAGAGTTTATCATTGTCATCAAGTAGATGAACACCTTGAACGATTTGCTCTTTTAGGCGTGCAAGGTAAGCTTTGTATTCCTCGCCCTGTTCTCTGGTCATACCGCCGTGAGACATACTAAATCCTCCGCATAAAATCTACAGTTGTCAACATCTTTAACAGAGACGCACATGTTAATGTATGACTGATACTTTTCACGTGCTGGGTGTGTGAATCTTACACACGTTTCACGTTTCTTGCAATCAGTGCCAACGCACTTAGAGATATCTTTCATTAGCAATCACAAGCCTCCAATCCACTTATTAACGCGTTCAAAATCTTCAGGCTTGTTCAAGTTGAAGGTTGAGACACCATTTTCATTTGCCAGATTGATCGCTGTGGCTGTCCCACCTTTAGGGTTGCCGCGATTATCAAGACGAGTCCATGCTATCAGCATTTTGGATGGTGCGTCAAGCGTTCTTCCCAGCACTTGGAACACATTACGAGTGTGCATCTTCTTTGCACCTTGTTTGCATGCTTCCCAAGCTGGGTGAATCGCCATTGCCATACCCTCAGCAATACGTTCGTCGTCAAGCTTGATTTGGCTGGGAAGGATGTTCAATCCACCGTGGGTATCCTTATAATGGTCTTCATAACCGCTCCAAGGAAGGTAGATTTCAGCAGGCAACCAACTGTAGGGTTGGTCATATCCTGCAAACTTGAACATCCCTTTCTCAAAAGCTTGGTCGGCACCAACGGCACCGCCCGAGCGTAGAGTCCAACCCTGACTGGCAAGCTTTTCACCAATGTTTTCCATCAACTTCAGGATTTCACTTGGTGATTCGCGACTTCCAACGCCAGTGTAGAATTTCATCAGACTACCGAACGATCAGAACCTTTCTTAGGCTCTTCCTTCGGCAAACCGATGTTCACCATTGCCAGAATACTCACTTTGACAGTGGACAGTGCGTCACCGATGACACAGCATGGCAGGATGAATGGACCGAACACAGCTTCACCACAGGCTTCACTGAAGTCACGTGTGGTGACACGACGCACCTCTTTGAAACGGATACTGTACAGGTAGTAGAACACGTAGGTGGCATACACGATACCGTATGCAGTAGCGATGATCAACCAGTTGTTTAACAAGAATTCCAGTGCAGAAGCAATCATTTATCGTCCCTCCAGTTTACGCCAAGCGGCGTCAGTTTGTTTAAGTAGAGCTTCAAGCTCCTTGAATTTTTTAGCTTTGTAAAGCTCTAAGGTTTCACTACCCGGAGCAAGCCAATGCCCCGGTTTGTACTCAACCGCGTCCCGGTACATCGTCTTCCCTTAGTACGTAGATTGTGACACTGAAACGTTCGTCGAACACTTGGTCGATGATTTCAGCGATTGTATCCCAATCCCCACCTCCAAGTCCAGCACCAATTTTAGGGAAACCTACTTTGAAGTAATGTGGGTGGTAATCGGTTGCACTCAGCAGGTCGTCACGCATACTCTCAAGAGCCTGTTTCAACTTAGGATAACTGGTATAACCTTTTGCGTCATAACCATAATTGTACTGGCCATACAAGTTGTAGATCAAACCCATATTGTGCGTATCATTGTACATAGTCCCTATAGAGCTATCACCAAACTTTGTGATGTCACCTTTAACTGTTTCACAGTCAGCATCGTAAGCATCTGGGAAGCGTGCACGGATAGCCTTGGCAACCCCAGAGTTCATAGTGTTGAAGCAGTTTGCTTGGTGCCCAATTGCACTCACTTCACCAGATTGCAGAGCATCGCAAATATCACCAACCTTATACTTCAAAGTCATCACTCACCTCCTGTGGAGCACCCACCATATTGAATTGCGTAAACACCACATTACCACCTTTGCTTTCAATCTGTTTTTGAATCCAGTCAGCAGCCCATACAGCATCATAGGGTGCTCCACAAGTAACTTTAAAGACTCTGTGGAATGAACTCTCTTGGCCCCAGTTGTATCGAATTCCAGCTGCAAAGTAAGTGCAGAGTAGCTTCATACGTAAATCGTCTCCTTGAAGTGCTTTGGTTGTGTCATCTGACGTTCGTGCCATTTATCATGTGCATCAGAGAGGGCAGCAATAGCCAGAATACCAAGAACAAATATCACAAATTCCATAAATCCTCCTTTGAAAAGAAGCCCCTCCGAAGAGGGGCGATAGATCAGATTGAACGTTGACGAATCTCATCAAGCGTTACACGGCTCAGGAAAACGCCATCACGGTAGAACACTTTCAGCATGTTCTCTGGGCTTGCTTCCTTCTCAGCAGACACGTTATCTTGCAGCGAGAATGGGTAGCCATCCAGTTCGTGGTCCAGATCGACAAACAGACGACCTTTGGCACTTTTCTTCTTGCTGTCAGTCTTCGGATCTTTGTAGATTGCCACCTCATCACCATTGATGACAGAGTTAGTAGCCTTAACCGCAAAGCCAAAGGTATCACGTGTGTTGCACTGGTATGTAAAACTACCAACACCAAACACAACGTTTGCAGCAGCGTAGCCGTTCTCCATCAAACGATCCAGAATCTCCAGAGCACGCTTGGCAGTGATCGAGTCACCATAAATCAAGCCCATGTGCGAGTCAAGTATTTTGTGGCCAGTCTCAGTGATAGTACCACTGAAGGTTTCGAACAGGACACGAATCGCACCCTTCATTTCTGGGGTCACGTCAGTCTCGTACCAACCGCAGTGCACTTCAAAGTACAGATCATCACCGTTGCCGTGTTCTTCACCCGGATACGAAGAGATTTGCAGAGTTGCGTACACGCCATCGTTACACACGAAGGTGAATTCGTAGCCTTCATTAACCTTGAAGCGGTCTTGGTGTTTCTCCATCCAGCGAACAGCTTGGAACTCAATCTCACCGAAGTCTTCAGAGTCGTCAACATTCAGAGCGATAGCACCGCAGATCACTTCAACAGGATCACCAGAGTCTGGACGCACCACCAGTTTACCCGGTTGTGGACCCATTCCCTCACGACGCATGATTACATCTTTCAGGTACGGATAACCACGGCTCAGCATACCCCAGAAGTCGTAGGTGTCCGACACGTTAGACACGATACCGTTAGGTACAATGCGGGTAATCAGGTCATACACGAACATCACTTCAGCGATCAAACGCTCTTCTTGTCCGTCGTAACTCATTTGAGATGCAATCGCTGCCTGCTCTCGGGACAAGAATTCGTAAGTACCATTTTGCAACTCTGCCAAGATCGACAGAATGTTGTTCGAAGTTACAGCGTGTTCAGTTGCTGGAACACTGACACCAATCAAACCAGTTGCATCGTAGTAACCCTTCGCGTAGGTGATTGCTGGCAGGGTGTCAGTACCGATGAACTGAGTCAAGTGGCCAATACCGCTACGTGCAGCGTCTTCAATACCGCTCATGCCACGCATCGAGAAGTCGTGACACATTACCGAAACAGTGAAGGCATCGTAGCAGCCAGTCAGCTTGGTGTAGTGTTCACAAATCTTACGATACTCACGTGCAATAGTTGCGTTAGTTGCTGTCTTCCAAGTGGAAGTGGACAGCGGAGTTTCGTGGTAGTTCACCAGCCAGAAGAAATCATCCAGAGTGTTGGTGATGGTCAGGACAGGAATACCCATCGGAACCAGCGAGCCTTCAGGCAGAGAACGGAACTCCAGAGGCAGATAACCCAGATCGTGCAGAGTATCCATTTGGGCAACAGTTGGAAGTTCACGACCCAAATAGCCCATCAGGAATTCTTCGTACTCAGGCATCACTTTCGATTTAGGTTGAGAGAAGAAAGTGCGTTCCCAGTTTTCGTGCAGCTCTTGTACTGCTGCTTGACCACCAACCCAAACCAGTTTGCCATCGTAGAATGCAGTGCAGTTACGGCGGTGAATCTTTTCAGAACGTGGTGTCAGGTTGCTACCAACTTGAGTGGTGCCTTTACGGTACATTGGACCATGGCCCAGTTTGTAGCCATCGGTAGCCAGTTGCATCAGAAAGTTGCTCATACATTCATCTCCTTTTGTGCTTGTTGTAGTGCGGTAATCAGCTCACTAATCTCATCGTCGAAGACGTGGATAGCGACACCTTTATCTTCACAGGCAATAACTACCTTCTTCCACTGCGGAGTTTCTTCCATCACTGGAAGAACTTCAATACTCAAAGTTGATTGCAGCCCTTCAGAAGTCTTGATTACTGTGTGCATTATTACCGTCCTCTTGTTCGTTTGTGTGGGGCCATCTTAGCAGAGTGGCCCTTTCAGTCAAGCTTTATTTTTGCGGTTGGCAATAAAAACTTGTGTTCATCATCAGTGGTGCATCTTGAGGCAAGAAACATTGAGGCTGGGCTACAGGCAGTGCAGCAACTGTTTGCCCAGTTTGCACCATTGGGGAGTTGTTATACGCCAGCCGATTCTGGTCCTCTTTCAGTGCGTCCAGCTTATCCTCGATACGCTGGTCTTGCTTTGCCTGTTCAATCTGTACAGCAGTTGCCCCAGAATTATATCCTCCACCATAGTTGTGGTGGGAAGACATCATAGAACCAATCATCATACCAGTGAGCATATCATCCATTGGGTGATAACCGTAGCCGTACCCGCCATAATAATGACCACCATATCCTCCACCGTAGCTGCTATAGTTGTTGTGCACTACTGTAACATTACGTGTAGTGGAACGGTAAGCCACGGGGCTGTTCACTTGACGTACAGGAGCACGATAAGTGGTTGCTGGTGTAGAGCTTACAGTCTTGCGAGAGAACCAACCACCAGAGGTGGAAGTGGTCTTCTGTGGGGCAGACGTAACACGACTAGGCGATTGGCTCGCACTCACGCTTGGTGTCTTTACCGTTTGACTTGAAGCAGGACGACTGAAGCCCAAAGCTTTCAGACCAGCGTTGCTCGATCCCGACCCCGAAGAACTCGGAGCCGAATACGACTTTGGGGCAGACACACTCGGACGTGAAAAGCTTGAGCTTGAACGGGATGAAGATGAAGAGACACGGCTGGCCGCACCTGCATCAACAGCCATTACGCCGATCATCAAGAAGCCAAACAAACCAGCCATAATCTTTTTCATGTACATCTCCTTACAGTTTGATAACAGTGAGTTTAGAGTTTTCGCCTTGTGGCAATGTGTCTGTAGTGTATACGTGATCGTATACCGCTGTCAACACCGTAACACCTTTCGAGAAGATACCGTGAGTAACGGCCAACTCCAGACGATCATAATTGAAGTGTACAGGAACGTCAAACGCCTGATACAACTCTACGAACGTGCGACCGCCATCACAGATGTCATCCAACACCAAAAGCTTGTTCTCACCAGTTAGAATCTCTGGATTGAGCATCTTCATTCCAGTAATACGGCCAGTGGACAGCTCTCGACTCTTTGTGAAGTAGAGTACATCCTTAGCTCCAACCAGCTTGGCAAACTCTTCAGTCTTTTTGGCTGCACCAGCGTCAGGAGCAACGATAGTCCAGTTGTGCCAATCCTGTTTGATACGTTTAAAGGCATCAGATTGTTCAATGACGTAACAATTGTCTAGAGCAGCTACGAGAACAGGGCTGTGAGGGTCTACAACCGTCACTGTGGCGTACTTCATAGCATTGATGAGCTGAGCTACCACCTTCACGCTCAAAGCCTCTCCAGCGTTGCACACGCGGTCCTGACGGGCATACGGGAAGTATGGGATCAGAAGGTCGATGTTTGCAAATGGGTAGACACGCTTCAGGGCGTCAGTTGCCATGAACATTTGCATCAGGTGGTCACTGTTCTGAATTTTTGCAGTCAGAGTGATAGTGATGATACCCTGAGCTTGTGTGGTGAAGGCATCGATTGAGCCAGTATTGACATTCACGCCAACCTCGCCACCCGGAAACTTCATGGTGGAAATCGACACACGCTGGCTGTGTTTCTGGTTGAGAGCGTAGAACAGATTTTCGTTAAACTCGGTCATTGTAGACCCTCCTTTGTTTGTGTGGGGCCATTCTATAACGAGTGGCCCATGCTGTCAACCTTTAGGTTTACCAATCGTACTCAAAAGACCCTAAATTCATCTCAAGAATCTCTTCCTTCAGGGCATCCATGTCGAAGTTTTCGAAAACTTTCTCTTTGTTTTTGTACCAACGCAGTGACCACTCACTGGCGCCATCTGGCTCACCTTCTTGGTATTCTGCAAAACACTCTTCAAGGCTTTCGAACAAGTCAGTGATGTGCACTGTTTCATGACGTTCTGCATGGCGAATGAGTGCATCATACCCAATGGCATCATCGTGCAGATTCTTGAAGCGGACGATCCAGCTCTGGTGATCTTTCAACTCGTTTGGGGCGTCTTCCCATACACTCCAACGCTCGTCAAGCGGCACCGACTTATCAACAATGAACGTTTCGAAGTCGTGTTTCACTTCCTTCACAGTCTGCCGCATTTGCTCTACAGCATCCTTAACGCGTTGTGCCAGCTCATTACCTTTGATCATAGACCCTCCTTATAATTCGATTTGAAATGCAGAACGCATGCTATCCAACACATCAGCAGGAACGTCGTGGATGTTGACACCTCCACGACGGTTCTCTACAACAATGTACGTGATACGATAGCCGTGCTGCTCAGCCAGTTTACGATAGCTACGCATGCTCTTGCCTTTGGGGAAGACGTTCGATACAACAACGTCAGATCCAAGTAACATTACAGATTCAGTGTCCAACAGACATTGACGATAAGCAAAAGCCATACGCCCTTCCGTCCAAAGGTATTCACCTTCTTCTGTGTACAGATATTGGTCATGCTCGTAATGAGGACAATCCAAAGACTCAGCTAATGTAGCGGCGAATGTAGACTTGCCGGAACCCGGCAAGCCACGAATTAAGTAGAGATTCACTATACCAACTTCTCCAGCAGAATAGCTCTGGCATCAGCAGAGGTCAAAGACTCCAGAATGATTTCCTTGGCAAGCTTCTTCACCTCTTGGCGAATACGAAGGTCAATGGAGTTGGTCGCGGACGACACAGCATCTTCAACGGCTTGTTTTAGGCTCTCGCTCACCTCTGCACGAACAGTGGCATGAATCACTTCCAACAGCTTTTGATCCTTGATGATACGTGCAGAGCCGTAGTAACTCTCACGTGGAGCCATTTTATCCAGACAACCGTTGACACGATCAACCACTGCTTGCTGAATATTGTCGTTTCGGATGTTGTTCAGTACAGCTTGTTGGATTTCAACAGAAAAAGCTGGGTTCTCAGCAATCAAAGATCGCAGTCCAGCCGTGTCGAGTCTCAAGGTCATATTGCTCATTATTGTGCCTCCATTTCAAAGTATTTTTCGATGACCGAACGGCGATCACCCTCAGTTGTTGCTTTCCACTTATCCTCACCCCACCAGCGAGTGATGTAGTGTACGATAGCGTAGAACTCTTCGTCAATCGTCTTCAGAAATTCATCCTTGTTGGTGAACATCTGAGTCACTTTCTTGTCGCCCATTCGCATGAGGAATTTCTTCGACAGGTAGTGTGGAGACTTGATTTTCATCACTGTCTGTCGAGTGGCAGCGTCAATCACCATCCAACCTTCATGACGACACTCACGTACCATCTCCCAAAGCTCACCAAATGTTCCACGGAAAGTCTCTGGCCGCTTGGCACCAATCAACTCAGCGTATCCATCAAGCTGAGCTTCGTTAAGCATCTCATACTCGTAGGCACAGTTCTGCATGAGGCGTGCACCGATCAGATAAGCTCCGGCCTCTTCCTCAACAATGTGAGGGTCAGATGGATCACAGATTTCAAACAACACGGTCATGTTACAGGCCATGATTTCAATACCCTGAAGCTTCTCAATGTGCGTGCGAGCCAACACGGCGAATTCAGAGTCGAGAGAGCCAGTTGTAGAGACAATCAACTCACCTTTCCAGTAACGGCAAGCAGCCATAAATCCGTTCACCTTACGTGGGGCAATGATTGGAGTTGATGGACGCAACTCAGCACCAGCGTTGTTTTCAAAGTAGTTGAACACCTTTGTGAAGGGCCAGATCACCTTGTTACCAGCGTCATCCAACACCATACCACGTGCTTCCAATAGCAGAGGGTCAGTCTCCCAGAGCTTATCATAGAAGACCTTACGTGCGTACTTGAACACAGACAGGCCGTTTTCATAACGCTTTTGTTTTACAAGCCCTTGAGCTATCAATTCTTCAAACATACTATTGCTCCAGTGATAACTTGCCTTGAAATACACTGTACTCGCTGATAACCCACTGCTCACCATACACACCATCAGAGAGGGACACACCAGCAAACTCATCCCCAATAACAATACTTGTTGCCATTACGATGTATGGCGGGAGGTCTTCATGGATCATGAGAGTACCCGGAACTACGTCAGGCACCACTTTCATCTCGGTATCAACAATCATCTTTGCCATTATTCACGTCCTCCGTCATGGTGATCTACAATCACAAATTCTTGTTTAGCCATATGAATCTTGACTTCAGCTAGCGAGAATACCTGATGATCAGGATGATTATCGATCCCTACATCGAGTCGCTTTCCACGTGGAGCCATGGAAGCGTGACAGTGGCCATGCAGATGCCATGCACCGTGGTGTGCTTTATTCCAAGTTTCCATTGGATAGTGGAACATGCAAACCTTTGTGCGGTCAATGGTAATCTCTTTGTAGTGGCAGACATCTACAATATGAGCCAGATTGTGTTTAGCAATCTCTTCCCACAGGCCATCTTGACAATGGTTACCCCTAATGAATGTGATTTGACCATTCAATTGTTTGATGATTTCAACAATCTTGTCGGCTTTCTTACGACCAGCAAAAGTGAAGTCACCCAGATGATAAACATCATCCAGCAGCCCAACACGGCTATTCCAACGAGTGATAAGCTCTTCCTCTTGGTCTTCTACAGTCCAAGGACGGTTGCAGTATTTAACGATGTTCGCGTGACCAAAGTGCAGGTCACTTGTAAACCAAATCTCACTCATAATAAACTCCTGTTACCAAAATAGTCAGTTGACGTGGGTACTTAATCAAACCTTTAGTGTTGCCACTCTTGATGCTCTCCACCATATTCGCCATAGTATCGCAGATCTTCACTTCACGTACAAGAGCAGCACTCACAATTGTTTCCATGTACTCTTTGTAGGAGAGGCCATCACGCTTGGTCAGACCTAAGACCGAGTATGCAACAGCAGTACCAAACTCACGCTCAACCACGCGGTATTCTGTGTCAGTGTCCTCTAGAACGTCGTGCAACCATGCGATGGCAACCAGAGTGGACAACAACGGATGGCCTTGATTACGCTTGATTACGTTCTCTACAACCTGACGAAGGTGGTATGTGTAGTCTTCATCGCCATACTTCTGACCCTTGTGGCGTTCAGTGGCGAAGGCTTCAGCACGTTTTTCCAGATCAAGCATAGTATTCTCCTAAATTTAGTGATAAAGAAGCCCGCCTTGTGGGCGGGCGTTCATGTCAAACTCCGATAAGGGATTCAACAACTTTGTTCAGAGGAACAACCATTGGGTCAAGAGTCAGCACTTGGCCATGCTTAGTTACGCTCAGCTTCACTTGTTTAACAAGCTTAGAAGCCTGTGCAAGTCGAACGCCGAGCGTAGAGAAACCTACAACAAGATGAACACAAGTTGGAGATGCAGACCCTGTTTCCTGATCTACGATCCAGTGCTCATCTTGTAGGTTGTGCATTTTTGCCGCAGTGCTGAAGCTTAGAAAGCGGTTGCCTTGATGCACACGTTGTTCAGTTACAAAACGGCCAGTTTTAGAACCCATATCCAGAGTGTATCCCAGAGCGTACATGAAGTTCAGAACACTTCGCACTTGTACAACAGTGGTATCCAACGCTTCGAAATCTTTCACAGCGTCCAGAACAGCATCTACTACAGCGTTTGCATCAGTCATATCTTTCTCCTTATTCATAATCACGAATTACTACGCCAGTTGGGAACTGAGGTAGCTTAGTCTTCTTGTAGCGAGACTGGTAGCTTACAGTAATCATCTTACCGATGTAAAGCTTTTTGTTAGCCAGATACTCAGCTCGTTGAGCCATTGAGCCCAGTGTCACAGTGAACGTACGGTCGTTCAAGTTGTTTCTTACAACGAATCGACTGCCATCCTCTTTGTCTGGGATTACATCAAGGATTTCAAACTCAGCATCCACAAACTCTTTGTACTTCTGCAAGTCTGTAGAGCGTTTGCCAGATTCATACACACCCTTGAAATTACGGAGCATCAAACCTTCGTAGCCACGATCCACAGAATCGTCGTGCTTGACTTTCATATCAGCCGCATCAGCAACCCAAACGTACTGGGTGATCTTAATACAAGGCGATACTACCGGAATACCTGTCAACGTGTCAAGGTCTTTTACACGCTCATCGAACGTTTTATCCGAATGCACGTCAAAGATATGGAACTCAAGACGTGGACGGATATATGCAATCAGCTTAGCTTCTTCCAGCTCTTGCTGGGCAAGCTCAAACTTCTCATAGTCACTACCCGGCTGAGAGAGTTTTTCAACCTTACGCTTGGCAGCATCAATCTTCGCCTGAGGGTCAGTACGACCAACAGCAGACGTAATGTCTTGAAGTGCTTCACCATGCAGGTAGATTTCGCCATCCCAGATGTCGCCATCTTGCATGTGAATCACAAGGGCTTCATGGATGTGAGGGATATCGTAAATCTGCGATGTGCGAGACTCGATGGTTACAACGCCATCACGTTTCTTCGCCAAAGCACGGACACCATCATACTTATCAGAGCCGTAACATGGATACACAATACTCTTGCTACGCTTACGATAGTCAGCAGCGAGCATAGCCAGAATGTCAAGGTGTTCCAGATCAGCCTTGTTCTCACGGTAGTTCTTGTCTTCTTGCTTCTTGATGCGAGCTTTAGCCTCAAGCACAGCTTGCTCATAGGCATCACGACCTTGATTACCCTCAGTGATGAAATCAATCTTTTCAGTCAGCTTACCGCCAAGCTTACCATGTGTAATGGTGATGGATGACTCTGGGTTAGGTGCACAGAAAACTCTCTCAACTTTAATAGTCCAAACCTTCATCTCGCCTTTCTTGTCAAGGCCATATAGAGTTTTAATCATAATGTTCCTCCATCAACTGTTCGATACGCTCTTGCAAAGCATGTTTGTAGATGTTAGTGGCTTCACCGTCAGCTACGATTTTAGTGTGGTAGACGTAAGCAAGTTCTTCTCCCATTTCATTCTCCACACGTGCTACAAAGTCTTGTGGACTCACAACACCCGTGAACATCGACAGGTAGTCGTCACCAGATTCAGTTCTCATTGCTACAGCGATAATTGTCATACTTCATTCCTCCGTTCTTCCATCAGTTTCTGACGATCAGCCCAAGCGTTTTGCACACGAATGTCATCTTCTGGTTTCCAATGCCAAGGGCAATCACTTACACGATATCGGTCAGCAGTGTGCCCGAACAGTTCAAAGTTGTCAAGCCTTGGGCAAGTACAACCTTTGATTTCCAACTGGTAACGATGGAACTTAGGGTCTTGTGGAAACTTCCAGAGCTTCTGTAGATCAAATTCAATCTTCCTCACTTGTGCCTCTGGCGAATTCCACTCACTTGGATTCTCCAGCACGGCGAATAGTTCTTCATACTTCGAATCCAAACGTTGACGATCAACCGCCGAGATACCCTGCTTGTCAGCAAACGCCTCATTATAATGCATATTGTTCCACCTCCACACCATACTTCTTCAAATAATCAAGCCCAGTTGTCAAGCGATATTCATCCCGATAAACGACGCGCCTGACCCCCGCTCTAACCAGCAACTTTGAGCATTCGAGGCATGGAGATAACGTAACATACATTGTCGCCCCTCTCGTGCTAAGTCCTTGCTCCAAACATTTTCCCAACGAATTAAGTTCGGCGTGTACAACCTCGGGATTCCCGTCAGGTGAGAAGTCCCATTGATTAGGTCCACCACTTGCATGGCCGTTGAGGCCGGGAGATACGATCCCGCTTGCCAATACCAAAGCACACCCCACCTTTGTGCGAGGACATTGGCTCTTGTCAGCGAAAGCTTCAGCAGTTTGCATATGGGCATCGTCATAGTTCATTAACCGTACACCACAAATACTTTAGTAGGATTGCCACCCTCAGCGATATAATCCTCTACATCGTCAATGTGCTTCTCTTCCATCTGGTACTCTCGAATGTCCTCAACAAAGCCGACTTCTACACCTTGAACCTTGTACAACATTTGGTGGTCGCCGGGGCACACCACATCAAAATCACCACCCTCATCTTCAACAGTTTTCAACAGCAGTTGTGCAAGTTTAGTAGCTTTCATCGTTTTTGACCCCTTCTAGTAGCGGTTCCGAAGGCAGGTTTGCTGTCTTCCCCAAGTGGTTTACCCTTCTGTAAGCGGCTTGTGTTTACTGTATAACGCCCTTTGCCAAACTCTTCATCAACCCATTCTTGGGCTACTTGACGTTTTGCTGTGTGGATGAAAATGTAAGCACCCATCGCATTCTTGATGTAAAACGTGGCAGGAGGAATGAAATCCCAACGTGAAAACTCTGCGTAATCAACTACCGTAACCTTCTGCTTACTCATCAATCCCTCCAATCAACAGGCATAAAAATGGCCAGCTACGTGTTAGGCGGCTGGCTCATGGGGTGAATCTTAATCACTAAATGGGTCTGTGTCAACCCCTTCTTCAGCAGCGTAGGCTTCACGCATTGCTTCACGGTATTGGCTGTACGCAGACAGGCGCTGTGCAAGCTCTTCACCTTCGAAGTAAATCTCTTTGGCATCCAACACCTTGAGGATTTCTTCTTCTGTTAGGAATCCAGTGTAAGACAAACGCACATAACGCTCAATCATCTTATCGTTGTGAGCGACGTTGGCCTTGACGTGGGGCGCCATCCCGTAGTAGCCATAGCTTCCTGTGTGTACCATGAAAGAGGACATATCGTCAATCTCCCACTCTTCACAGGCAAGGGCGATGGCTGTACCAGCACTTGCACACGTTGGCCCGATGTAGGCGATTGTGTGGGCAGCAGTGCGAGCAATAGCACGACACAACATGTGTGCCGTATCCACGGAGCCACCCGGCGTAACAATATCAATCTTGATAACATCTCGTTCTCCAGCACCAGCGAACAACTGGAACTCATCTTCGAAGTCATCAACTTCTGTGATAGGGCGAGCCAGTCTCAGGTGGTATTCACTTGCAACATGTTGATTAACCATGATGCGATTTGGCTTGTTGCTATTCATTTCTTCGCTCATTATACCTCCCGTTCATCTTTCTCAAAGGCGATGATCCATTGCTTGCAAGCCTCAGATCGTTCGATGTCATTTACATGGTTGAAGTCGATAAAACCAATCTGCAAATTGCTGTGGCGTTCCGCCATATTTGTAAGCATCTTCAGACCGCTATGAGACTTCAATGCACTCTGGCTTACATCACCACTAATCACCATCTTGCAATCTTTACCTTGACGGGTAACGATATTCTTGGCTTCTTCTTGGTTAATGTCCTCGCCTTCGTCAACAATAAAGAAACAACGTTCAGCAGAGAAGCCTTTCAGCACCTCAAGTGGAACATACTGAATGTTACCATTCTCAATGGCTGTTTCAAGTCCACCCGGAGTCAGACGATCTTTCAGGATGTTGATTACAGGCATCAGCCACATTTCCATCTTCTCAACAGCTGACCCTTTAAACATGCCAAGAGATTTACTATTGGAAATATTAGGACGAACAAACACAATCTTGTCAATCTCACCTTTGAGGTAGGCATCACATGCCATGACAGTTGGGATGTACGTCTTAGAAGTCCCTGCGTAGCCTGTGGCAATCGTCAGAGGGTTTTCGTTGATAGACTGGATGTAGCGTGCTTGTTTATCATTACGTGGGCGTAGCGGCTTTGTATCGTGTTGTGTGCGGCCTTCTTCACGGGCTGCTTCAAACTTAGGTTTGACTTCACGACCTTTAGTTTCTTTTTCTTCCCAACGCTTTCCAATCACCTTTGCTTGATTACGCTTTGCCATAGTTTACAACACCTCCATGAAAGAGAGGGCTTTCGCCCTCAAGAGAATTACTCTGCTTCTTCGCCAAACCCTTCCTCAGTTGGAATCAAACCTGTAAGGATTCGAATACGTTCTTCGTGAACAACGTCAGACACTTGATGAGAAGCGACAATCACATTTTGGAATTCATCACTCTTCATGATCTTATCAATTTTCTTGATAGTGACGAAGTCAACACGCTCAAGGAACGCTTGAGCTACAATTTCTGTATAAGCATCTAGATTAACCAAGTCCAAGAACTCGTTAGCAATCTCTTCCGTAAACTCCAGCCCTTGAGCATGCAGAATAGGAAATAGCGAGTTGCTGATATCATTACGAGCGAAGTCTGCGAAGAATTCACGTTGTGCTTTAGTTAGTTTTGCCATAATTATTCAGTCTCCATTTCATTAATTGTTGGTTCAGCCTTCAAAGCTTTCTTTGCAGGAGCTTTCTTTGCTGGTGTTGCTGGCTCGCTTTTGACAAGCTCCATTTCCACACTCTTCAAACCATCAGGCTGAAGCAAGTGTCTACCGCTATCCTTTAGTGTGTAACCTGCGAGCATAGCAGCCTCCAGACTCAGCAGGAAGCCCATAGGGTCATATTGCTCAACGAGGTTAGACTCACCTACACCACCAACGACTGTGGCACCTTTACGCTCCTTGTAGAGCCGCACCCTGCACCCATACAAACCAAAATCTGGGTAACCAGCAATTGTATTATGGACTGCGTAGCCTTCTGCAATCTTTTCACAGATTGCCTTGACGAAGACGATTGGGTTATGTTCAACTACATCAACGTAGTCAGTCATAAGGTTCTCCTTGTTAATTGATTAAGTTTGGATAGTACCATACAATCCGCTTTTGTCAAGGGGTTGACTTGGTAGATTTGTCATGATAGTATGGAAAAACTGATGGAGAGATATGTCTGCGAAAGCACCACTCACCGGCCATCAGGAAGTCCCTCGGGATGGACGCCTATGAAGAGAGTGCTACTGGGCAAGCTGAGTTCTAATCTGGTTAAAGCGTAGCGGTGACGCCGAAAGGTGGAATGATCAGAATCTGTCGAGCAATCGACTCCTGCCCATGCAGGCCAATCACGATCTCAAGCGTCATGAGATGTGTGGAAGATAGAACCTTAGTTACGTCTTAGGCAGATTTTTCTGTATGGCGTTTCTTAGGGTAATTCTATCTTCCAATACGAAACTCAGCGTCATGAGCAGATCAAGTACACTAACCAACACATACAACCACCTAACCTAATGAATATAAGGAGATTGTATGAATAAATAACCAATACAAGGAAACCCTAATAATGAGTCGTTGCAAAGCTTGCGATGTACCTTTACTAAATAATGATACACCCTCTTGGAATAAGCTCGCACATAAAGAAGAAGACCTTTGTAGTGTGTGCAGAAATCTTGTATACAATTCATATACAGAAAGAGAATATGTGTGCGGACGATATCCAGTTAATGGTGTGACTGGTCCAATGCCAATTAAAGAAAATTAATTTAAAATATAGTTTGACAGGGGCTTGACAGATAGTGTAATCGTGTTATACTTACGGTACTTAGACAGAAACAGTCTGTTAAACAAGTTACGTGAGTGGAGCATACCTGTTTCCTCCTCCTTTCGGGTAGTAAGCCTACCACTCACAATTAATTGGAGAAAGCAATGGAACAGAAGAATAAAGGTGGTCGTCCTACGAAGGCTGAAATGGCAGCACGTGGTATTACCAAGACAGAACTTGATGTGGCATTGAGGATTCTTAAAAAGATTTTTGGAAGCGCTATTGACACGATGATCACAATCAGCGATGATACATCCCTGACAATCAAAGAAAGATTTAGAATGAAACAAGAGCTTGTAAACATGTACCATATGCTGTATAAATCTGACATCGCTATTAAGATGCAGTTAGCAAAAGGTAGTGATGCTCCAGATGAACTTGAAGATAAGCCGCTGGCTCCAGTCTTTAATTTCGCTAAGTAATAATTGGACGGAAGCTAAGCGGTCAGGCATCGGACTTTTAATCCGAACATGCTGGGTTCGATTCCCAGTCGTCCAACCAAATATAGTAGATTGGCAGAGAGGCCGATTGCAGTGGTTTGCTAAACCATAGGATGTAAAAGTCCCACAGGTTCGAATCCTGTATCTACTGCCAAGATGATGGGGTCGCAACCCATAAGAAAACTGCACAGACGTGAGGGTTCGCGGTCTGGTCGCACTCGGAATGACGCATTAGTCCGGCAGGGGTACAAGTCCCAAGTTGAACCTCTAAAATTTATGGGTAGTAATGCAGCGGGGTTGGTCCTGCGACTAGTCTTGAAAACTAGGTTCTGGCGAGAGCCGGATGGGGTTCGACTCCTCTGCTACCCGCCAAACAATACGGCAAGATGAGACACAAGTTGTGGAGGGTTCGAAACTTCCTATAGGCGTGGTATAGGTCTTTTGCTCATTAAGATCAGCTTAGCGGCTGATGTATAGTAGGTTCGATTCCTACTTGTCGTACCAAATTAGAAACACCAAACAGATGGCCCTTGGCGCAATTGGTAGTCGCGTCTCTCTCAAAAGGAGAATGTTCTGAGTTCGAATCTCAGAGGGCCAACCATACAAAGCTCGATTCGTCTAATGGTAGGGCCGCTGCTTTACACGCAGCAGACGGAGGTTCAATTCCTTCATTGAGCACCAATTAATTGCGGGTTGGCCGAGTGGCACAGGCGCTGGACTTTGAATCCAGTTACGAAAGTTCGATCCTTTCACCCGCTGCCAAACAAAGAGGTATTTATGATTTATCTGAAGTGGTTTGTACTTTCTGTACTGGACATTATCCTAACACTTACTGTACCATTTACAGCACCAGTCATTGCTGCCTTTACAAGAGAGCAAGACCATGATAAGTCTGAGTACACGTGGGGCTGGATCTGGGGAACCTATGACAACCCACCACAAGGTGATGAAGGATATGTCACTACGCGTGCACCGTTCGTAAATGAAACGACTGGCATCAAAGGTTACGTAAATAGAGTATTCTGGATGTTCAGGAATCCCTTGTACGGATATTCAAAAATGACTGGACTATCTTGGTCAGAGTCGTTTACAATTGAGACGACAGGAAACCCTGATATCTCTGATAAGGTTAAAGTGCCGGGGTATATGCTCTCCAAGCTCAAAGATGGAGACAAGCTTGTAGGATTTGAGTACTACCTTGTTAAGCCTTGGTCTGATACGAAAGATTTGAGGGTGCGTCTCGGCTGGAAGATTACAACTGATAAATTCCAGAGCATGGGCTTTGCACCTTTAGCTGTAACCGCTAATCCATTCGATGGATACGGTTACTAACAGAACAACCTGAAGCTTCAAGCGCCTTGGGATGTGACAGAGAAACCAACTCTCTGATTGACGCACTGGAGACTGCGTGTTATAAATGTCTCCTTCGAATTTGCAAGTGACTATGGGAGTAGAGCGGGAGCGTAACCCGGAATAGAGGTAAGGATTTCTGTTTGATTTCGTCACTGAGGAAGCATGCGCCTCACAATGAGAAGGTTCAAATCCTTCCTCACTTGCAACCGTATTAAGGGGTGTCGGTCTTGGCGACCAGTCGTGACTCCAAATCACTTCCAGCTTCGTTCGAATCGAAGGGTGCCCGCCAAACATTGGACTTGTAGTGTAGTGAATCGCACAACTCTCTTCTAAAGAGTTAGTCTTGGTTTGATCCCAAGCAGGTCTACCAAAGATAGTGCAAATAATTTTAAATAAACGCTTGACAATGTACAATTGTCGTGTTTAAATACTCATATGAACTAGACATTAAGGAGAAACGAAATGGCACAACGTCCATACGATGCAACAAAAGAACACACTCCGGTTGATAAGACTCGCTTGAAAGATAGCAAAGGTCGTCATCCGAACAAAGCCCGCAAAGACAAACACCCTGTCAGCGGCAAATGACAAAACACTGCAAAGTCTGTGATGAGTTAAAGCCTCGGTCTGAGTTCAATAAGAATAAGGTTAAGCCTGATGGACTACAGACAAGGTGTCGTGATTGTCAGAAAGCACAGAATAATAGTGGTTACGTCACAAACGAGAATCGTAGAAGCTCTATCAAAGCAAGAAATGCCGAGACAAGAGAGTACAACAGAAACTTAATGAGACGGTTCAAGTCATTTTTCGGATGTTTGGTTTGCTGTGAGAAAGAGCCAGTAGCTTTGGACCTTCATCACACTGATCCATCTGGCAAAGATGCAAACCCAAGTAACCTATTAACGTACTCAACAAACACGTTAAAGGCAGAGATTAGAAAATGTGTCATCCTTTGCTCTAATTGCCATCGGAAGGTACATGCAGGAATTTTGCAGTTGTCGTCTAGCGGATAGGATGCTTGGCTTTCAACCAAGAAGACGCCGGTTCGAATCCGGTCAACTGCTCCAATTTGGTCTTATCGTATAACGGTTATTATACTCGCCTGTCTAGCGAGGGAACGGAGTTCGATTCTCCGTAGGACCGCCAAAGCTGGCCTTTACAGTAGCCCCTAAATACTGTACGTCTCGGGCACGTTATAGCTCCTAAGAATTCCGCCCTTTTAGTATATTGGTATTACTCGGCCTTTGTAACGCTGAGAACGCAGTTCGATTCTGTGATGGGGCACCAAATAATAGTCGCTTGGCCGATTGGATTAGGCAAAGGTCTACGAAGCCTTTTAGAGTGGTTCGATCCCACTAGTGACTACCAAATCGCCTGTGAGCCGGATACGAAGCTTCCTTTTACTGCTTTTAAAAGGTTGCGGGAAACGAAGGTGATACATCTTTGATCGGATGGTAATGGCTCAAGATAAAGCAGTTGAGAGCCAGCAGGGATACAAACAAATTGCTCGTTAGCATAGTGGTAATGCGTTCGGCTGATAACCGAGTGAGAGGTGTTCAATTCACTTACGAGCAACCAAATAAATGGCGAGTCGGCTAAGACTGACTGGTGTTGTCTCTGGGTTCATATCCCAGTGCTTACGTGTTCGATTCACGGACTCGCTACCAAACATGTCGAGTTTCGTCTAGAGGCTCAGGATACCGCACGTAAGATGTGGTGACGTTGGTTCGAATCCAACAACTCGGCCTACCAAACATGTGCTCCCCACGTGTACAGCCAGATAGAGTGTGCTGTATAAATATAATCTCTATCAGAATTATAGGCAATGATCTGACTAGGTGTTGGTCTGTGACTGTTAATCACAAGATGGGAGGTTCGAATCCTCTATTGCCTGCCAAACAAACCCGATTGACTAGTAGCACTGGGATGCTACGGGGCGCTGTAAACGCCTTGCCTCTGGCTGCGTGGTTCGATTCCGACCAAGCGGGACCAATTTAAGATGTAAATGATTTATCTCTCGGAAGCGTTACGGTAGCGTACTTTGTTTGGAACGAAGTGGCGGTGGTTCGACTCCACCCCGAGTGACCAATTTTACTGTAAAGGTGGCATATGGGCTTATACCCAAGCTTATCGTTCCAGCCACAAGCACGACCACTTACGGCGTAGGAGTGGAACATCTGGCAGTAGACGCGATAATGGGCTGTAAGAATTTCGATAGTTCGTCGCCCTTGCACGGCGAAAGGCAGGGTTTGACTCCCTGACGGTCCACCAAATTATAGGAGTGTAGAAATGAAAGTCCGAGTAAAACAAACCAAGAAGAAGTTTGCTGTGATGCCTTGTGGTTGTTGTGAAAGGGTTTACTTTAAAGAGAGGAGTCTAGATAAACAGACCCTCAAAGAAGCACTTGAAGAAATTCACTCTGAAGAAGAATGGATTTAAAGAAACAATGGTGAGGTAGTTCGATGGTTAGGAACTTCGTCTGTGAAACGAAGGATTGGGGTCAGTACCCAGCCTCACACCAAAAAAGTTTTGCCCCTGTGGCGGTATTGGCAGTACGCACTGGTCTTAGAAGCCAGCACGCCGGAAGGTGTTGTGAGTTCGAATCTCACTAGGGGCACCAAATTAAAGCGGGTATAACTCAGAGGCAGAGTGTCAGCCTTCCAAGCTGTTCGTCGGGATTTCGAAATTCCCTATCCGCTCCAAATAACGCCCTATAGCTTAAACAGTAAAGCTCCGTGGATAAGCTGCGGAAGATGTGGTGCAACTCCACGAAGGCGACCAAACACAGACGACTGACCCACTCAGACATTGCTACGTGCAATCATTGCAGTCTGTCTTGTCATGATGACCCTCTCTTTGAGGGTTTTCCTGTTTCTGTAATTTAATCCCAATCCCACCTATCCTAATTAGAAGGAAAACTTAAATGCTTACTATTGATCAACAATACCGTCTGGCAGCTCAACTTGGTCTTATCGAAGGGATCGTTGCAGGATTGCTACAACCGTCTCCTGCTCAAGCTACAGCCGTTTCCGCACTTGCTTTGGTAACTACGCCAAACGCTACAGACCTTCCTACAGCAGAAGCTTTGGCTAACGCTAACAAGGTCGCAATTAACGCAATTATTGCTGCACTAAAAGCTTGACATCTATTTTTAATAAATGTATGCTAAAGGGTTGACAACTGACAATTCCGATGTACAATAATATACACAGAGAGCAATTCTCTAGATAGAAAAACAGGGATGTGGCTTCGGCCACGCCCTTTCTCTTATTTAAAACGAGGACAGGCAATGGCTGACGATATGGTCTTTGACTTGGACCCTAACGTTATCGGGCCAAAGTCGCAGAAACAATATGACTTCATGCACAGCGAAGCGGACATCACAGTATTTGGTGGAGCTGCTGGAGCTGGTAAAAGTTACTTAGGAGTTATGGACTTCCTTAAACATGTCCAATATCCAAAATTCCGTGGTTGTATGGTAAGACGTACTACACCACAACTTAAAGGTCCGGGCGGACTCCAAGAGAAAGCCGAAGAACTCTTTAAGCTCATTGATCCAAAGGTAAGATGGCGTGATAAAGAACACCACTTCGCCTTCTCTAACGGAGCTAAGATTTATCTCCGTCACTTCGAAAACCCAAAAGACCAAGAAAACTTTCAGGGTTGGGAAGTAAGTCAATTCCTCGTGGACGAGGGACAACAGTTCGAAGAGATGATGGTTGAATACCTCACTTCTCGTATGCGTAATCCTAAATGTCCTGAAGTTAAACCTCATATGAAAATCACTTGTAACCCTGACTATGGTAGTTTCCTACGTCATTGGTTGGATTGGTGGCTTGACCCAGAAACAGGAATTCCTATTCCTGAACGTGATGGTGTTATGCGCTACTTCCTGAAACAAGATGGTAAGATGATGTGGGGTGAGTCGAGAGAGGAACTGATTGAGAAGTATGGTAAGCCGCATCTATCTATAGATCATAAGAACCAAGTTAAACCCCTCAGCTTCAAATTCATTGCAGCCAACGTTTACGATAACCCAATCCTTTGTAATGCTCAACCTGAATATGTTGGTTGGTTAGAAGGTCTTGGTCGTGTTGAGAAAGAACGTCTACTATATGGAAGCTGGTTAGCACGTGCTGAAGGCACAGGCTACTTCAAATCTAGTTGGTGCAATATGGTAACTCAACGAGACATTGCTTCTATTAAGCGTGTCCGTGCATGGGATATCAGCGGCACTGTCGAATCTGAAACCAATCGTAACCCTGACTGGACTGCTGGTGTTCTCATGAGCAGAAATAAGATGGGAATTTTTACAGTTGAAGATGTTGTTCGTGATCGCCGCCGCCATGGTGGTGTATTCGATATGATTCTTGAAACTGCAAGACACGATGGTGATGATGTTCAAATTATCGTTCCATGCGATCCCGGTGCTGCCGGTAAAGCTTATGCTGCTCAACTCATTCGTGACTTGGCTGATCATGGTTTCTATGCTCGTATGAAACAAACAAACAAATCCAAAGTCACTCGATTCGCTCCCTTCGCTGCAACATGTGAAGCTGGGTCAGTTGAGGTTATTGAGGCTGACTGGACTAAGGACTATCTAATGGAACTTGAACGTTTCGATGGTAGCAAGAATATTAAAGATGACCAAGTAGACGCCACGTCTGATGCATTCCATGCATTGTCTTCTGAACAATATCTTCCTGACTTCTCCATCCCAGTAATGACACAGGCAAACCCATTTGCATTTTATAGATAAGAAGGCGGATATTAATGGCTAAGAGAAAAGTTGAGAAAGTTGCTGCTCCGATGCCGCGTCTTCGTCTTGGAGAAATGGGGACAGTCGGACTAAAACAATACAGTGGTTTTATTGCTGAAGAGAACAGACGTGAGCTTCGATTCCCACAAGCATGTCACACCTTCCGCACTATGGCACAAGACGCTACAATCAAAGCTGCTATCTCTCTCGTTGAGATGATGATTGCAAGAGTTGATTGGACTGTTGATCTGGGCGTAGAGCCTGATGCAGCAATGAAAGCCCGTGGTGCATTCCTTGAGTCTGTTATCCACGACATGGACCACAGCTTCGAAGACTTCATTCGTGAAGTGACAAGCATGTACACATATGGCTTCTCTGTTCATGAAAAGGTTTATCGTCGTCGTACCTTTGATGCTGGCTCTTCTTACAATGACAACAAGATTGGCATCAAGAAGCTCCCTGTTCGCTCTCAGGACACAATCTCCCGCTGGGTGTTCAGTGATGACGGGCGTGACCTAATTGGCTGTGAGCAGAATCTGGCGGGCATCCAGAACGGTGACCGCTACATGAATGTCGTCACATTGAATTCTGATGGTATTATCCAGATCCCACGTAAGAAGTTTATGCTGTTCCGTGTAGATGCAAAGCGTGACAACCCAGAAGGCAACAGCCCTCTTCGTGGTTGCTACAATGCTTGGCTCTTCCGTAGACAGATTGAAGAACAAGAAGCTATTGGTGTCACACGTGACATGAACGGTATGCCAACCTTGTATCTCCCACCACGCTATATGAGCGAAGACGCTAGTGATTCTGAGAAGGCAATCTTTGAGTATTACAAGAACGTCATTCGTAACATCCAAATGAACGAGCAATCTGGTTTGATTTTGCCACAAGCTTTCGACCCAGAAAGCCGTCAACCTCTCTTCAAGTTTGAACTGACTTCCACCCAAGGTGGGAAGATGTACGACACTGATACAATCATTAAGCGTTGGGATAACAAAATCCTGATGGTGCTGTTTGCTGATATGTTGAAGATGGGTCAAGATCAAGTTGGTAGTTACTCTCTAGCTGGTGCTAAAACAAACATTATGGCGATGGCTATTGAAGCCCGCCTTAAAGAGATTCAAGACACACTCAACAACGATCTTGTCCCACAACTCTTTGCATTGAATGGAGAAATCCTGACAGCAAAAGAACTGCCTAAGTTGCAGTATGGTGATCTTGACGAAGTTGATTTGGATGAGTTCTCTAAAGCTATTCAACGTATGGGTAGTGTTGGTGCTCTTGAGCTTGACCGTCCAATGGCGAACAAGATCCGTGAAGCAATCAAAGTTGTACCTAAGAAAGACGACGAACCAGTTGACAAGAAAGAAATCATGGGAGGCGATAGCCAAGCAGGTGACGGAATGGCAGCAGGTGGTGGTAATGGTGCAAGTAAGACAGCTTCTGGTAGAGACAATGCTGCTGCAAATAACGCATAAGGAGTTATCATGAACCTGAAAAGTATTAAGGATGCACTAACTAATGCGATTACAAGCGTGATCATTAAAAGTTTTGGTGACAACTCTCAGGAAGAAAAGCCTGAAGTTGTCACTGAGGAAATGATTAGTTATGAGATTGTATATGAGCCTCTTGTTAAGGATGCTCACGGTGAGTGGATGTCTGAAGAAACATTGCAACTTGCTTGTGATAACTTCAATGTAAACCTTGAGAAAGGTATTGTACAATCCAACCTATTTCACTTGCAGAACACTGACAAGTTTACCATTGAATCTACATGGATTCAAAAAGAATTTGATGTTGTTGTTGATGCAACTGGTGAGAAGATCAAAGCCGGTGCTTGGGTTTGTAAGATTAAATATCACGATGAAGACCTCTGGACACTCAAGAAAGAGGGTGTGATTGGTGGTGTCAGTATTGGTGGTAAAGGGTCTATCGACAAAGAGACTGGTGAAATCACTAACGTAACATTTGACGGAGAAGATTGATGGGACTCGTAATCAAATCTGAAGACGACGAAAAAGTCACCCCGCATCTGGCAATGACACACAATGAACTGCAAGGTGGTGCGGCCAACGGTCGTAATATCTCTCTGCTTATGAAAAGTGCTGAAATGTCTGAAGCAATTGAAAAAGCTCTTGAAGGTCTTGGCCTTGAGGGTAATGTCGTAAAGGCTGCTTTCTACGGCCAGATTCGTAATGTACTCCAGTCTGCTGTAACTGATCAGTTCGGTGGCGACGATTGGGATGAATACGCTTACGTAGAAGACTTTGACGATACTACTGTTGTGTTCTGTACGCAAGACGGCTTGTTCGTTGCAACGTATAAGATCAGCGACAATGGGACTGTAGCAACACTTGGCGACATCGCCACTCCTGTTACAGCTTCTGTAACATATACAGAAACAAATGGCGACATTATGTTGTCTGATGATGCAGAGGATAAACTTGAAGAAGGTGTTTATACACTGGTCAAGTCCTGCACAACAAACCCTTCCACTGTAGAACACTTGAAGAAAATGTTCGAACACAAACATTCTGGAGTAATTAAATTGCAAGAAGAAATCACTAAAGCAGTTGATGCTGCTGTTGCTATCGAGAAAGCCGCGTTTGCTGAACAGGCTGTTCTGTTGAAAGCTGCCCACGACAAACTGGCCGAGTTCGAAGCTATTGCTGTTGCTGCTAAAGTTGAAGTTCGTAAATCTGAACTCACAGCTGCAAAAGTTCCTGCTGAAAAACTGGAAGCTGTTCTAAAATCTTTGGCCGCACTTGATGACGAATCGTTTGGTGTCCAAGTTGATCTGCTAAAAGCAATGGCTTCTGCCGTTGATAATTCCGACCTGATGACTGAAACCGGTATTGCTGGTGCAGGCGCTGAATCGAAAGAAGAAGTTGATCGTACCACTGCAATTCTTAAAGCCCGTTACGGCGTTAAATAATTTATCTTATAGGAGATACACATAATGGCACAATATGCTGCTGATGTACAACGTCTGAGTAACTGGTTGTTCTTTGAAGACGAACCGGGTACTGGCGTAACACGTGAAGTGTTGGCGAAGTCTGCTGTAAACGCAACGATCACAGGTTCTGTTCTTGACAGCACTGGTGCTCTAGTTGTTGCTGCTACTCTGGCTGACGCTACTTACATTCTTATCGACGACCTGACTCGTCCGTCTGCTGCTGAATACACAAAAGTATTGGTGCTGGCCCGTGGTCATGCGAAAGTAGGTAAGGCTAAATTGGTTTTCGGATCTGACGTTACTACTGACGCTCAACGTAAAACCGCTACTGATAAACTGGCTCTGAAGAATATCTTCGCAGTTGATCAGATTACCTACTAATCCACAATAACACAGGAGAACACTAATGTCTCAAGTACAACTTGCTAAGCAGGCTACTCGTAGTTTTGGTAACAACAACTATGAATACACAGACCTGTCGGCTCCATTGCTGATCGTCCCTAACAGTTGGTTCCTTGGTGAACAACTGGGAATCTTCGAAAAAGATACCACAAACCAAGAGACAATCACTATTGAAGAAATCACAGCTGGTTACGGTCTGATTAAAGACGTTCACCGTGGCGCTCGTCACACCGTAGTTAGCGATCCAACTCGCAAAATGTCTGCCTTCTCCATTCCACACTTCACACTTGATGCTTCTATCACTCCACGTGATATCCAAGGTAAGCGTGCATTCGGTGTAGATGAACTGGAAACTCTGGCTGCCGTGCGTGCACGTAAGCTTGAAGTAATCCGTAAGTCTTGGGCTGCTACTCACGAAACAGCTCTGTGGCACACAATTACAACTGGTCAAGCATACGCCCCTAACGGCAACGTGAGCTACGACTGGTACACTGAGTTCGGTGCGTCTCGCGTAGTAGTAGACTTCGAACTGAACACAGCTACAACCGACATCATCGCCAAAACTGAACTAGTCTTCGCAGCAATGCAAGATAACGCTCGTGATGGTAGCGTTCGTGGTGATATCTGGGCTATCGCTTCTCCAGAGTTCTTCAGCAAGCTGATCACTCACCCAAGCGTTAAAGCTCTATGGCTGGCCTACCAGCAGTCTCCACAGATCCTTCGTGATCGTCTGCAATCCAAGGGCTACGATGCTCGTTACCGTGAATTCACAATCGGTAACATCACCTACGTAGAATACCGTGGTGTGTCTCCAGAAGGCGTTCGCTACATCCCAACAGGTGAAGCTTACTTCCTGCCAACCGATATGGGTGATAACTTCGTTCAATACTTCGGTCCAGCAGATCACTTCGACTATGTTAACACTCAAGGTCAAGAGCTGTACGCTTTCGAGTTCGGTGATAACCGTGGTCAGATGATCGAAATCCAAACTGAGTCCAACTTCCTCAACGTTATGCGTCGTCCGCAGTTGGTTATCAAAGGCATCGTTGGTGCCTAATTGAAATGGGGAGCTTTTCACAGCTCCCCATTCTTTGCTTAGGAGCCTAGAATGCCATATTCAAATAACCCATCAGGGTCTGCCACTGACAGAGTTCGTTTGAACGTTGGTGATATCTGGCCTGATATGGAACTGCTGCATGATGAAGATTATCAATACTTCATCGACAAATATAAAGGCAATGAAAACCGTGCAACACTAGATGCTGCAAGGTCTTTGATGTTTACTCTGTCTCGCTACACACGTGAACGTACAGGTGATATCGAAGTATATGGTGGTGATATCTTCACTCATTACTACGAAGCCTTGAGACTGATGCTGAAAGATCCAAACGCTGCAATCAGTGCGGCTATGCCTTATGCTGGTGGTATCTCTAGATCAGAGATGCACGCCAACAGAATCAACGTTGATAATAATTCTGTTATTATCGCCACTGAACGTAACCACCTCCGCCTTGGCTGTGGTAACTGGCAGTACAACTATGAAACGTTGAATTGCCATAGTACAGGTGGTGGACATGGGCTTCAGTATTAAGTACGAAACAAAAATCCCAGCTCTCATAAAGAGGCTGGACAAATTAAATGGTATGGAAGTCGAAGTTGGTTTCTTTGAAGAAAGTCGATATGGCTCAGAGAATCATAACTTGCCTGTAGCTACAGTTGCTGCATACAACGAGTTCGGTACTAGCTTCAACCCAGAACGACCATTCATGAGTGATACATTCTCTGATAAAGCGAATCAACTATTCATGGCATCGACTATGGCTAAGATCTTTGAGAAGGTATTAAAAGGTGGGTCGCCTATGGCTGAACTCAAAACCCTCGGAGAGATATCTGCTGAAATGATGAGATATAGTATCCACCAGTACGCTGCTGCTGGAGGTAACAGTGCCTCTACAATTAAATCTAAAGGCGGAAGAGATACACCACTAATCGACACAAGCTTGATGCTTCAATCGGTTCAATTCGAAATCATCCCATAAGGAGTGTTAAATGAGAAATCCACCATTGCTCCTAACTGGGCACACAACGCTTGAGATTATCCGCCGCGAAGCAGAGATAATCGTTCGTGGGCGTCCAAGCCCCGGAGCTGAGAGTATTGTTCCTGTTGAATGCAATGTTCAACCGGTGTTGAAATCCACAGACACTTACCTACTTCCAGAAGCTGACCGCTCACGTGCAACACTTAAAGTGTATTCCAAGGGTGCTGAAATCAGACAGCTGAAAGAAGGAGTTAACGGATATTCCGCTGATCGTTTCTACTGGAAAGGTGAGCTGTATGAAGTTATGAAAGTCATTGAATACGATATGGGAATCCTCAACCACTATAAAGCACTGTGCACAAGAGTGGAATTGACCTGATGAATATTTATCAAGACCTAGAAGACTCTCTGTACAACATTGTGAGCGAATTGCATCCTGATTGGAACATTCTGTTTGCATATACGAACGCTGCTGAACCAGTAAACCCTTACATGGTTATTGATGTTAGGAAGCTGCACCCATGTGGCCGTGAGTATAGTTCTGTCCCAACCATTGGGGAGGATGGAATGAAACTGATTCAAACTACAACTCAAGATAATGAAGCAACTGTTCGATTTGAGTTCATTGGTAAATACGATGATCAAACCTCTGTAGCCGAAATGGCACAACAGCTTCAATATGAGTTGAGGTCGCCAACTGGTTATGAGTTACAGGCTAGCAATAGGCTGAGCCTCTACAACAAAACCACGTTGCGTAGGCTACCGTTGAAACGGGAAACTGATATGTACATGATCTATCAACTTGATTGCATCTTTGCGTACACAGCGTCTGTTACAACAGAACAAGAATACACCACTGCTATCAAAGGCAACGGTGTTTATCACGATGCAAACGAGCCACCTGATTATACAATCACGACTCAATTTGAAATCACTCTACCTATTTAGGAGATAACGTATGACCGTTCTTACGGATATTATTGAAATCAACATCAGCCGCGAAACTGCTGCTGTTGCTCAAACAAACTTCAACGTGCCTCTGTTCGTCTCTGCTCACACTAAGTTTGCCGAACGTGCTCGTTCTTACTCTAGTCTCCTTGCTGTTGCAAATGACTTTGCTCCAACTGACACTGCTTACATTGCTGCTCAACGTTTGTTCGGTCAAACATTGACACCAGCTCAGATCGTAATTGGTCGTCGTCTGGTTCCAAGCTCTACTGTAAACATCAGCAGCGCTACCACTGGGACATACACACTGACAATCGATGACGTGCCGTTCACGTATGTTGCTACAGGTTCTCCAACTACCATTACAATTGCTGCTGGTATCAAGACTGCCTATAACGTTACTCCAATCACTGGTGTGACTGTTACTGACAACCTTGACGGCACTCTGACTGTTGCGTCTGCTGTTGGCTACTCTCTTAAAGTCACTGCAAACATGTCTTACTCTAACGCCCCATCGACAGAATCTTGGGTTGACGTAATCAATGCCATCACCGTAGTGAACAACACTTGGTATGCCGTTATGATTGAATCCCACGTAGATGCAGACATCCTTGCTGTAGCTGGTCAGATTGAAGGTATGAAGAAAGTTTTCGCTACCTCTTCTCAAGACCCTACAATCAAAACAACTGCAACAACAGATGTGTTCTCTAAACTGCAAGCTCTTGGGTATCAACGTACCTTTGGTCTATACAGCGCCACAGCTGATGCTCAGTACCCTGAAGCGGCTTGGGTTGGCTACCAACTACAAGAACAACCGGGCTCTAACACTTGGGCCTACAAAGCTCTTAGCGGTGTTACTGTTTCGAGTCTGTCTGATACTGAATCTAAAAACATCCAAACCAAAGCTGGCACTACCTACGAAACTGTTGGTGGATTGAACAGCACTATTGGTGCCAAGATGTTTGGTGGTGAGTGGATCGACGTTATGATCTTCGTAGACTGGCTAGAACAGCGTATGAAAGAACGTCTGTGGAGCCGTATGGTTAACAGCAAGAAAATCCCTTACACAGCGGCTGGTGCTGCTATCATCGAAGCTGAGATTCGTGCTCAACTTAACGATGGTATCCGCGTTGGTGGTCTTGCTCCTTCTCCAGCTCCAACTGTTGAAGTTCCAGATGTTCTGAGCATGTCTACTAACACTCGTGCACAACGTATCTTCGAAGGTATTACATTTGAAGCCCGTTTGGCAGGTGCTATCCACTTCGTTAAAATCGCAGGGACCGTTACTGTCTAAGGACAGTAATTCCCTAACTAGGAGAATCAAATGACTACACAACGTCTTGCTACGTATGCTCCAAATGATGTTAGTATTATCATCACACAGCCGAGCACTGGCATTGCCCACCAGATTAGTGGGTACACTGAGGACTCCATCGTTAACATCGAATGGTCGCACCCTCGCTACGCACTGTACACTGGTGCTGACAACACAGGGACACGTGTCTACAACGCAAGTAACTCTGCTACGTTGACAATCGCCCTGCAACAAACTTCTGCTTCTAACGACGTACTCTCTCAGTTGTTTAATAATGATGGACGTAATTCTGCTGGTCTGTTCTCTATCCAAGTGAAAGATTCGTCTGGTCGTTCTATCTACTTCTCTGATGATGCGTATGTTGGTGTCCGTCCTTCGGCCTCGTTCTCTAACAGTATGAACCATAGAGATTGGGCTATCCAAGCTTTCAACCTTGATGGTTACGCTGGTGGTAACGCAATCCTGAGTCCAGAAGATCAGAACACACTTGAAACACTGGGTGGTTCTATTGCCGCTAAGTGGCTTCAACAGTAAGCTCACAAGCTCGCTGAAGTAATACATTCGTTAGGGGCTTCCATTCGTGGCGGCCCCTTTTTCATTTCAGGAGGTTAGTATAATGTCAACCCTAGCAAGTTATTCCCCAAGTGATGTAACAATTACAGTAGCAGGGTTGTACTCCGTTACTGGCTTCGCTGATGGAACATTCGTCCGCATCTCTAAGGACACCCAACAAATTACAACAGTTCGTGCAATGGATGGCTCTATGAGTCGTATCAAATCTCCAGACACGGGCTGGAAAGTAGAAATTACACTAGCACAATCTTCTAGTGCCAATGACATCTTCTCTGTCTTCTGGAACGTAGACAAAGTGACAGGTCTTGGTAAATTCCCACTGTTCATTAAAGATGGAAGTGGTAGCACAATGTTCATGGCTGCCACAGCTTGGATCGAACAGTTACCTGATGTCAGCTTCTCCAATCAAATGGAGACACGTACATGGAAATTCTGTGCGACAGATGTACTCGTAAACATTGGTGGTAATGATGATAATGGCTCTGACCTTTCGAGTATTCTCGGTCTTGGTGCATCTGTCCTGCCAGTCCTAAAAACCTTCCAAATTATTTAAGGAGTATTTATGTCTGGTTCAGTCTTGACGTATGATCCAAGTAGTGTTACTATTGTCGTTTGCGGGTATATAATTCCCGGCCTTGTTAGCGTCAAACTTGAATGGCGATCTTCTGTCTTCACCCTTCGTAAAGGGATTCGTGGCGTCCACACAAGGATCTATCAACCAGATAGACAAGCCACACTTATTCTGGAAGTTCTTCCAACGTCTGTCGCCAATGATGTGTTTACAGACATCGTCCTACAAGATGCCTCCGAGCATGCGGGCCGCCTTGAAGTGATGCTCAAGGACACATCTGGTACATCTCGCTTCACAACAACTGATGCTTACATTGCCACATTCCCAGAGCTTTCTTTTAATGCTGAAGGAATCTCAACTCGCAAGTGGCATATCGAAATTCTATCGTTCGTTAAAAATTCTGGGAACATTGGTGGTAACGCCTCTAACGGAATTGACATCACGGACATTCTATCTGGTGCACTTAGTAGTGCTGAAGGTATTGTCAACAATGGTCTTGATAGTATCGCTGGATTCTTTAAATAACTTAGGAGATAAATAATGATCGAACAAAAAGAGGTTTTCGTAAACGGACAAGCCTACCTGTTGACTCAACTGCCGGGCATGACTGGACTGAAGCTTGGTAAGCAACTGATCAAAACTCTTGGTCCTGCTTTCGCTGTACTGCAAGGAGAAGAAGCCAGTGTTGCTAAGGCTTTGAACATCCTGTTTGAAAACCTAGATGATAACGCTGAAGCTTTGGTGATTGCACTTGTGACATCTGCTACTAAAGGTAATATGGCTATCAACTTCAACTCTGAATTTGCTGGTGAGTACGATAAACTGTTCCTTCTTGTTAAAGAAATTGTGGAGTTTAACTACGGATCGGTTTTTCAGATGCTAGGTTCCGGCGTCCTGTAAACTCTAACGCGGAACCACAGATGGTACATCCTCGATTGAAGAAGGTCGAGGAAGGCTACACACAGGATTGGGAAATCTTCCGTATCATCACAAGTGAAATCAGAGGACTCCCCACCTATGTTGAATTGCAAACCGTCTGCAACGTAGAGGACATTTACAACATACTAGAATTGCTCGATGTCAAATTTGAAATGGATGATGTTGCACGTCTCCAGAGAGAACAAGAAGCGAGACAAAATCAATAACAAGTGAGGCTATATGCTTAATGAGGAAATCGCTCGCCTAACGGGTAAACTTGTATTCCAAGTTGACAACCGTCCATTGGCTACATTTGAGAAGAAGCTCGGTGGCGTGTTGACCATGCTGAGGGAGCTTTCCACTCTAGCCAACAAAAAATTTACAGTTAAGGTGAGTCTGGACAGTAAGTCTCTTCGTGGACAGATTGAGAGAGCAACCAAAACTAAAATCAGCCTAACTAATGTTGACATCTCCCAAGAAGCGCTTGTACATCAAGGCAGGCGTATTCAGGAATACCTCAACAAAACAACCATCAACCTAAACAATGTTAAAGTTGATATTGGCAAGCTTGTTGAACAGAAGAGATTCATTAAAACCCTGCTTGGTCAAATGCAGCTTACACTTCCTGTTAAGCTTGGTCTTAACCAACTCGAAAGAGAATTGAAGACTGAGTTAGCTGCTGTCGGTAAACGTCAAAGGATTCAGGTTGAAGGCCACCTCAACGTAACACAGTTTATTATTAAGCTTCGCCGTGCTTTGAAACAAGCCCAAAACAACATGGGTCCATTGAAGCTCCGTATTGCTGATCCACAAGTTAGACTGAAGGTTGATAAGCAACATCTTGTAGATGAGATTAGAGCGGCTATCGCTAGCTCTGAATTCAAGATCCGTGTTGGTGCAACAAGAGACAGAAATTCACACGTTGGTGGATCTAGTGGTACAACTGGGCATGGCAGGTCACAAACTCATCGTGGGTTGTCTGCTATGGAAGGCTTCGCTAGAGGCGCCCTACCGGGTCTAGGAGCTGCGTTCGCTCTTGACCGCATGAACAATATCAACCAGAGGGTTGTGGCTGCCTCTAACAGCTTGGAGGCTGTTTCCGGTAATGAAGAGAAGTTCAACTCCAACAAAAACTTCGTAAACAACCTTGCCAAAGAACAAGGTTTGAACTTCCGTGATGTTGCTCCGCAGTTCTCCAGTATCTATCAGTCTGCTGCACCGTCAATTGGTGTTAAAGGTACTCAGGATATGTTCCGTGGTATCATGAAATATGGTACTGTACACGGTCTTGACAAAGAAGCTATGAAGGGTTCGATGGTTGCTCTGAGCCAGATGTTTGGTAAAGACAAGATTCAATCTGAAGAAGCTCGTCAACAATTCTCTGAACGTATGCCCAATGGTATGGCATTGCTGGCTGAAGCTGCTAAGAATGCCGGGATGACAAAGAAGGGCACTGTAGCTGAGTTTGGCGACCTGATGAAGAAAGGTAATGCTGACCCTAAGAAAATCTTACCAGAACTTGGTAAGCTTATGGAAGCATTAGCTGATAAGAACAATGCTTACGCCAAATCTTTGGAAACAACACGTGTTGCCCAAGGTAGAATGAACAACGCCTTTGAGGATTCTGTTGTTCTATTTGCCAAAGGTGGTTTCGACAAAGGAATGGGAAGTTTCTTCAGGACAATCTCTGAAAACTTGGAACGAGCTGCACCTCTTGTTGAAGCTCTTGGTAAAGCTTTCGAAATTCTGATCTTACCAGTTAACGCGATGATTCGTATTGTTGGAGCTATTGGTGAGAACTGGGGTAAATTCTCTGATGCACTTGGTGTGTCTAAAGAAGCTCTCGCAACATTCGCTGCTGGTCTGGCACTGTTCATGCTCCCATTTGGTGGCTTCCTTGTAACTATCGGACTTGTAGCTCTTGCACTCGATGATTTGATTACATACTTCAGTGGTGGTGAGAGTGTCTTTGGTCAGATGGTTGCTGATGCTCCGGGTGCTCAAGATGAGATTGATAAAATCTCTCAAGCATGGGAAGGGTTAAAACAAGCTATCGATGATGTTGGTGAAGCCGCACAGCCCGTCCTAGATAAGCTCAACCTTAAAGACGTTAAGATGAATGATATCTTCTTGACAGCACTTACTAAGGTGAGAGAGCAACTTGAAATGATTGAAAGCTTGGTACAGCGTATTGCTGCACTTATGCGTGGAGACTTTAAAGAAGCCTTCTCTAATCTGCCCGGACCAAAAGAAGTGATGATCGATAAGAACCCACTCTTTGCTCCAGCTAGATGGTGGGGTCCAAAGATTACAGGTGCTATGTCTGACGCTGCTGGTGCTATTGGAGACTGGGCTACTGGTGGAAGTAGTATGCCTACTGATCAACCTACAACCTACACAGGTACAGTTGATCGTTCTGGTGGTGCAGTAACAACTGGACCAATCAGTTTAACAATTCAAGTGACAGCTCCAGAAGGTAAGGATGCTCAAACATTCGCAACTGAACTGTCTCCACACTTCGAAACCCTGATGGACGGAGCACTTAAAAAGATGCTAGGTTCAGCTAGATCACAACAAGCAGAGAGGCAATAATGGCTATCGTTCTTCGTAGAGCTAACGGAGACATTATCTGGTTTGACGCCATTACTGGTTATGACACCAAGTATACGGCAAGCGTTACGAAACATCCCGTCGCTACTGGCGGGTTTGTTTCTGACCACACAACTACTGATAACGTCGTACTACAAATCAATGGAATCTTCTCTGACGCTGACTTTAACGTTACCCGACAATTGATCGAAGTTAGAGCTGCTGATGGTAGTGATATTTCAAAGAATAAACAATATACAAACAATACACAAACGGTCTATCCTGTCACTATCCACCAGAACACCACTATCAATAAAATCCTTCCAGAAGTTGTAGCACAGTTCACGAAGGATACAATCCCAAATGTTTATGTCACTCCACAAGAGAAAGCTAAAACTGCCTTGGCTGTAAAACGTGAGTTGGTGAGTATGTGGAAGACACGTGAAGAATTCCAAGTGCTGGACATCGTTGACAACTTTGTTATTGATCAGTTCAGTCCTTGCGTCTTTACCCATCTTTCATTCAAAGAAGATGAGACAACTGGTGAAGGTGTGTTCCCTAACATGACAATTGAGCAAGTGGAGTTCACTGACTTGCAGGAAGTAAGGGTTAAGATCAAAACATCTAACAAAGGGCGTAAGACTGGTAAGGTGGTAAAGCCAGAAGTCATCCCACCTAATACACCAAACCAGCCAAAGCATCTGTCTAACAAAAGCGCAGCAGATGTTGGTAAAGGTTTGATCCCCGGAGGTAATTAATAATGACTGTAGCTTATATCGAAATGCCTCTGTACTCTGATTTGAAGTATCGCTATGGGATGGCTCTAGAGGGTCAGTCTTGGCAGTTTACATTTTATTGGAATACTAGATGTGCACAATGGCATATGGATTTGAGGAAAGAAGATCAGACTCCAGTTTTGTTGGGGTATGCTCTTGTACCACAATATCCGATGGTGTTGGATTACAACTTAGAAGATGCTGGCCTTACAGGCTACTTCGTGTTGCTTCCAATCAACTCAACCATCTCTAACAAAATCACTGAAGAGTCTTCGATCATGCCGGAGTTCTTCTCCCTCTTTTATATATACGATCAGGAGTAACTTATGGCACAGAAGGATAGGGTCTTTTCTCTAACTGTCGGAGATTATAAGACAGGTAATGGTTTGCTGATTGAGAATCCTCGCGTGGATGCTGATGGAATGTTGGTTAGCAATCCTTGGCAGATTAAATTCGATGTCTCCAAGGCAGCAGACAACAAACGTAATAATGGCAACTCTGCCGTAATTGAAATTTACAACCTATCCGACTCCGAAATCAAAATGCTTGAGAGTGATTATCTTGAGGTGAACTTCTCTGTTGGGTATAAGAGTTCCGGTGCACACACTCTTGTAGTTGGTAACGTCACAGAAACTTCTACAGTGAAAAGTGGTAATGATTATGTCACACAGTTGAAGATTGGAGAAGGGTACACAGACCTCAATCACCAACAACTTGCTAAGATGGTGAGTCCGGGTAAAACTGTTGCTGATGTGTTGGAAGAAATCAGACAACAGATGCCGGGTGTTGCTCGTGGTGCTTACACAGGGACAAACCTCAACAACCCAATCGTCTTTGGTTGGAGATTGAAGGGTAGCCCACGTGAGATGCTTATGAAGCTTTGTGAAGCCCAGAATCTAGAGTACAACATCAACTCTGGCGTTTTGAATGTCTCTGCTGAGAACGGGTTGTTGTCGAAGGACGTAACCCTAGCTCCAGTATTGAATGCCAGCACCGGGTTGATTGATCTTCCATTCTATACATCTGAGACAGGTCGTAAACCTAAGAAGGATAAGAAGCGTCGCCGTGGAGTACAGTTTAAAGCACTTCTGAATACAGATATTGTTCCCGGTAAAGTTGTGAAGCTTGAGTCTAAATGGATTAATGGTTATTTTCGTGTGAACACTGCTCGTTTCTCTGGAGACTTCCGTGGCAACGAGTGGTATGTAGAGTGCTTCTGTTCTGAAGTTCAAGCGGAGGACTTGGTATGATTTTTGAAGATTTTATGGATATCATCAGAACACAGTTTCAGATTGATATGTCACAAGTACATACGGCGATTCCTTGTAAGATTGTCAATGTGTACGGCAACAATGAACAACAGAAAGTGGATGTTGTTCCTTCTGTGAACAACCTATTGAAAGACGGTAGCGGAGAAGATGGTATGCAGATTCTTGGTGTGCCCATTATCTTTCCGGGTAGTCAGTCCACCTTAATTAGCTTCCCAGTTAATCCGGGTGATACAGTTTGGGTGATGTTCTCTCAACGGTCTATGGATAACTTCAAGATTGGTAATGGAGAGCCAACAACAGCCAACGACTACAGAAAGTTTTCTGACCAAGATGCTGTTGCCATCCCCGGTTTATTCCCATTCGGAAAGAGCTTGAACAGTCCACAGCTTCGTAAGTACCCACACGACTCCAATAGAGATTTGTGTATTGCACATAATATTGCGTCTGGAACTGAAGTTAACATCCTGTTGAAACAGTCTGGTGACTTGATTATCAACACTGAACAAGCCGTCACTGTTAATTGTAAAACTGGTGTAATGAATGCAACTGAGTCTTACACAATCACTACGCCACAACTAAATATCAATGCTACAGCCACAACATGGGCTGGCAATATCACACACACTGGCAACTACACACAGACTGGTACATCTACATTCAATGGTATCCCGTTTGCAACTCACAAACATCTTGGTGTTACTCCGGGGTCTGGTACTTCTGGTGTGGCTACAGCATAAGGAATATTATGGACTTACTACTTGATACTCTAACAGGCGACCTCGTTTTCAAAAACGGGGCTTCTCCTGTAACACAGCTTATGGCTGATATCGTTGCTCAACGACTACGAATCACATTGTACACTTTCTATGGTGAGTGGTTTCTGGACAATACCATCGGAGTTCCATACATCCAGCAGATTTTCACCAAGGTTCAAAGGAAGTCTACTATTGACTTGATCTTTCAAGGTTTGATCGCAGCTGATCCGGGTGTTATTGAAATCCTAACCTTCTCTTCTGAAGTGTCCCCACAACGTGGTTATACAATGATCTTCCAAGTTAGGGTTGCTGACAATACAACATCTCTACCAATTACACTTACTATCGGAGGTTAAACAATGGCTGGTCTTTCTCGCCAAGGTCTTGAAATCAAAACGTTGGATGACGTTCTGACAGACTACAAAACAACTGCCGCATCCATCTTCTCTGATCAAGTTCCTGCCGGTGACGTTGTAGACGTTACTGGAGTCTCCACCCTTGGTCGTTTGATTGGTGTTATCGCCCCTGCTGAAGCCAGCGTCTGGGAAGCCCTGCAACAGGTGTGGGACAGCTTTAACCCTACAACTGCTATCGGTGTGGCCCTAGACAACATCATCGCCTTAAGCGGTATCACACGCCTCACAGCACAGGCTACACGTGCACAGGTGATTCTAGAAGGTGACTTAAACATCATCATCAGTTCTCCACAAGGTAAAGCCTACAGTTCAAGCACACAACGTGTTTTCAGTATTCTCAACCCAGTTACAATGAATCTTCTCTCTGCGTCAGGTGTTGGTGTTTATCCTACAACCGTATCAAATAGCACAGACTATAGGTTCAGTTATTCGACTGATGGTGTTAACTTTCTGGATGCTATCTACACATCGCCAAGCTCTGGCACAACAGCTCAGGTGATTCTTGACGGTTTGCAGGCTAGAGTTGAACTTTTGTTCTCCAGCACCTTTACAACTTACCAAAGTGGTGGTAGACTATACATTACAAGGACTGATCCTTTCCAAGTTGCTGACTTCTCCACAAGCGTAAACGTTTCAGTTCAGAAAGTAAGAAAGCTTGGCATTGCCACTGATGATACAGTTGGTATCTTCCCACAAGAAGCTTTGTCGATTGACACAATCTCCGTACCTATCTCTGGATGGGATTCTGTTATTAACCCTGTGGCTGCGACTACAGGACGTCTGACAGAGACAGACGAAGAGCTTCGTGAACGTTTCCGTAACAGCAAATTCTTCCAATCTCAGAACATCGTCGAAGGTATCCTTGATGCCCTAAAGAACGTGAGTGGGGTTGTAGATGCAATCATCTACGAAAACGACACAGCGACCACTGATGCCAACGGTGTTCCAGCTCATAGTTTTAAGCCTCTTGTTCTAGGTGGCTTGCCATCTGACATTGCTCAAGCTATTTGGGAGAATAAACCTACAGGTATTCCATCTGTCGGCAACACAACAGTTCAAATTGCAGACAGCCAAGGCTTCCTGCATAACATTTCTTATATGCAGCCCGTTGAAGTGCCTGTTTATATCACGATGACCATTAGCAACCTTGGTAACATGCCGGGTGACGCTGACTCACAGATTAAACAGAACCTTGTTAACTACTCTGACTCAAACCTCTTCATTGGTACTGACGTGATCTACTCTCGTTTGTATACTCCAATTAACAGCGTTGCGGGGTTTACAGTTAACTCTCTGACAATTGGCACTGCACCAAGCCCAACAGGAACATCCAACATTGTTGTTGCATTCGATCATGTTGCTACCATTTCTGCTGACCATATTACAGTAACTATTGTTTAACCGGAGGCGACGTGTCTGAAATCAATCCATTTGTTGTTGATGAGTTCCTTGATGTGGCACGTTCGCGTGTCACTGAACAATTCAAGAACAAACCAATCTTTGATAAATATTTACAGCTTCTTCTTTCTGGTAAAGTTGAACTGCAAAACGTCATTAAAGATACAATGCAGCTTCGCTCTCTTGATACGGCGACAGGTGCACAACTTGATACCATTGGTGAGATTGTAGGCCGTGCACGTGGTCTTGTAACTTCTGATATCTTCTATTACTTCGGATTTGACACTGCACCACTAGGTCAGTCATTCTCTTCCACAACTGACCCTACAGTTGGTGGACAGTGGTACAGCTTGGATGCACCAACTGGAATCAGTCGTGCACCATCTGATGATGAGTACAGATTGATCCTCAAAGCGAAGATCATCAAGAACAGAACACTCGCAAGACCAGAAGATGTAATCTCCGCTTACAAGTTTTTGTTCGGTGCATCTCAAGTCACCATTGAAGAAACTAGCCCTGCTCAAGTGAGGATTGGGATCGGTAAGATCCTAAATAACGTAGAGCGTGGTTTGCTATTCGATCTTGGTGGTGCTGGTCAGTTGCTCCCTAAACCTGCTGGAGTATCTTACCTTTACTCTGAATTCCAAGCTGGAAGGGTATTTGCTACAGATGGATTTCCCGGTGGCCTCGGTACTGGTGATCTGAATGATCCATCTGTCGGTGGATTCCTATCCAATCTAATTACATAAAGGAACAAACATGGATCTTATTAAGTATGACATGACGGACATTTGGGCCGTTGCTGGTGACGTGGTTGCCCCAGACTCCTCTAAAGTGCGTGCTGGTTGGGGTGTTGAAGTTGTTCCTCGTCAATGGTGGAACTGGTTTGAAAACCGTCAAGATAACAACATTGCATACATGCTTCAAAAAGGTTTCCCAGAATGGGATAGTACCACACAATATATTATTAACAAGTCTTATGTACAGCGTAACGGAGTTGTATACCGTGCGACTGCTACAAGCACAAACTCTGATCCGATTGCCCTAACTGCTTGGGTTAAAGCTTTCGTTGACTCCACACCATTCCTAGAAGCAATCAAATCCCTTGCAGTGACCCCCAACACTCAACATTATATTGATGGGTCTGGTGTTGCTCAGAACGCTGCCTCCAGTTCGTTTGGGCGTCAGATTGGTAACGTTGCTGATGCAGCTGCTGCTCGTACATTGATTTCGGCTCAAGCGGCACATGCCAACCTCACTGGCTTGTCTGGCGTTGCTGGTGATTCCAACAACCTACCATACTTCACTGGTAGCGGTAATATGGGTGTTACAACCTTTACTGGTTTTGCTCGTACATTGCTCAGTGGATCTGATGCCGCAGCAATGCGTACAACTCTTGGGCTTGGAACTGCCGCCCTTTCCAACGTCACAACTTCTAACACAGATACAACTGCTGGTCGCCTGCTGAAGGTTGGTGATTTTGGTGTAGGTAGTCCAGTTTTACTACCAAACACTGACTTGAATACATTGATCAACTCCGGTGAATACTATTGCAGTGGTTCGTTAGTCAACAGCCCAGCAGGAGTTGAAGGTTGGCTGAGGGTTGCAGGTATTAACTCTTCCTATTGCACCCAGTACTTTACTCAGGTAGCCTCTGGTGCCACATACATCCGTGTATTGAATGCTAGTGTCTGGTCAGCTTGGGATTCTGCAATTCGTTCCAACTCCGGTATCACTACACTACCCGGTCAGTTGAATGTAGGCGGTGCGATCAACGAGGCTCCTAGAGTTTCACTAGCCTCTGCTGCGACAGTTAACATTGGGGCAGCTGCGGCCAACACATTGACTATTACAGGTACAACAACCATCACAGCATTTGACACTGTAGCAGATGGTATTAGACGCCGAATGGTATTCAGCGGTGCGTTGACACTTACCAACAGTGCTGCACTTGCTCTACCTAATGCCACTAACATCGTCACAGCCGCTAATGACACTGCTGAGTTTGTGTCGCTTGGTGGTGGTAACTGGCGTTGCTTGAGTTACAGTCGATATAGCGGACAGCCTTTGTCTGTTGTAAGCGTGGCTCAGGGTGGTACAGGTGTAACTACATCTACAGGTACTGGATCTACTGTGCTAAGTGCCAGCCCAGCTCTCACAGGCTCTCCTACAGCTCCGACACAGTCTGTAAGTGATAACTCGACTAAAATTGCTAGCACAGCTTATGTATCTAACCAGATTGCCAGCTCTATGCTTGGTTCTAAGAACCGCATCATTAATGGTGATTGCCGACTTTCTCAGCGAGGGGCATCATTTGTTGCGTCAAACAACACATTTGGTTACGGCGGTCCGGATAGATTTTATGCAGCTAATACAGCCGCTGGTGGACAGTTCACACAATCGTCGGGAACATTGGTAGACGGATCTGTAACAAAAAACTGTGTTACACAAACTGTTAACTCTGTTGCAACAGACCTCACTGGGACTAAGCTTTGGACTGGGGTTGTCCAGTATATCGAAGGATCTAATAGTTACGATCTAATTGGTCAAGCCGTCACTCTTTCATTCCTGTTCAAAGCTAGTTTTAGTGGTACTTACAGCGTAGCAGTTCGTGATAGCTCAGCGGCATATTCGTATATTACAACATTCACTGCGACCGCAAACGTAGTCCAGAGAGTTATTGTGAACCTTCCAGCAATCCCGACTGGAGCCTCTATTCCGAATAGTAGTGCATCTGGGCTGGGCATTTGGATCGGAGCACAAAACAACGGAACATACGCTACTTCGACACTCAACACTTGGCAGAACTCAAGCTATATTTGTGCAACTCCTACAGCATTCTGGGCACTACAGTCAGGAGCTACTATTTCTGTAGGTGATTTGCAACTTGAAGTTGGAACAGCAGCAACTCCATTCGAACACCGCTCGATGGCTCATGAAGCCCTCCTGTGTCAACGGTACTACCAGAACAAGACAGTAGGTTGGATTGCATACCAAACAGGTGGCAATGGGTTTGGTACTTATGTCTCTCACGCTGTGCCTATGCGTGCTACACCTACTGTAGCGTTTACTCCCGGTACAGTTACAAACGTTACTGGCGCTGGCGTGACGGCTCCAGACAACCAAATGTTCAACTGTGCAGGGACCGCTACTGCAACAGGTACTGTGGTTGTTACCGGCTCTGCTACATTTTCTGCTGAACTATAATAAGGGCTTACAAAGCCCTTAACCCCAAGAGGAATAACATGCCTAATATTACAAAACCATCCAACCTCAGTGCAATCTGGGCTGCTGGTGGTACAAAGATTGATCCGGGTACATCTAAATATAACATTGGTTGGGTTGTACAACTTCCTCCCTATGAATATCAAAACTGGGTTGACAACCGTCAGGATCAAGCTATTGCTCACTTCAGTCAGCATGGTGTTCCTGAATGGGATAGTGCGACTGAATACCAAGGATTGCTGAGCTACACTCAAGGTTCTAACGGAATCATCTACAAATGTATTGCAACCAATACAAACAAAGATCCATCTAACTCTCTTAACTCTGCCTACTGGGCTGTTGCCTTCGAAACATTCGGTAGTGTTCAGATTGTAAGTGATGCTCTTGCAGTTCACATTAACAACTATCAAAACCTCTCCGCTATTGGAAACCTTGCTGGTGCACGTGCAAACCTCTCTGTCTACTCCAAATCTGAAAGTGATACTCGCTTTGCTGGTTTGAATGGCAGCTCTGCTCAAGTGTTCAACGTGGCTGTAGCTACTGCACCAGAACATGCTGTACGTCTTGGTCAGGTATCTAGCCTGCTAACACAAGCAACAGAGAGTGCTCTTGGTACTGTCAAACTCGCCACAAACGGTTTAACTGAGGGCGGTGTCGATGATCTAACAGCAATCACACCTTTGAAAGCCAACACTGTCTACTTGAAGAAGAGTGGAAACCTTGCTGGATTGGCTAACCCTGCAACAGCCCGTACTAACCTTGGATTGGGTACTGCTGCAACTCAAAACGTTGGAGCTTTCCTACAAACAGCAAGCAACCTATCGGACCTTTCCGATAAAGCCGCCGCACGTTCCAACCTTGGATTGTCTGACTCTGCTATACTGCCTTCCACAACATTCCTGTCAAGAGCTAACAACCTATCTGATCTTAGTAACACAGCTACGGCTCGTAGCAACCTAGGACTGACAAGTCTTGCGACAACAAACCCTGCTTTGGTTATGTTCAAGAGTGATAACCTTGCTGGAGTGAACCCTGCTGCCGCACGTTCCAACTTGGGTCTACAGGATTCTGTCTTGTATCCAAGCAACACATGGCTGGTCCGTGTCAATAACTTGGGCGATTTGCCTAACACACAAACCGCTCGCAACAACTTGGGCCTTGGAAACCTGTCCACACGTAGTGTGTACAATGTACCGGGCGACTTGGATTTCTCTAATGTTATCAATCCGGGTGGTGGCTACCAGAAACTTCCGGGTGGTTTAACTATTCAGTGGGGTCAAGGTCCGGCTTTGGGTGATGATTCGGCAGTAATCCAAGGAATCCACATTCCGGGTTACATTATGTCTGTGCAAGTCACAGGGTTGGGTGTTTACACTGACGGTGTTGGACCGTGCCTCCTTACAGACGCATGGACAAGCAGCTCTTTCCGTGTGAGTAACAACTACAACACTGGACCATGGCACGCGTATACATGGGTGGCTTTCGTCTATACTGGTTAACAGGAGACTACAATGAGTATTAAACAGAGACTGGCAGCCACAGGGTTGTCAGCTTCTCTTATCCTTGCAGGGGGCACATTGGTTGCCCCTTTCGAGGGTAAAGAGAATACAGCTTATAAAGATGTTGTTGGTGTTTGGACTCAGTGTTACGGAAACAATAATAGTGTGGACAGAACTAAACCAAAGACTGACGATCAGTGTACTGATGAACTCGCTGCTGAGCTTGTCAACTACAACACAAAGATGAAGAAATATGTGAATGTACCCCTAACTATCGGAGAGGAAGCTGCATTCACTTCATTCGTGTACAACGTTGGTGAAGGCACTTGGCAAAGAGGTACACCACTAAAACTGCTTAACGAAGGCCATGCAACTGAAGCTTGTCAATACTTGATGAAGTATAACAAAGCTGGTGGTAAGGTTTATGCAGGACTCACAAAAAGAAGAAAGGCTGAAATGGAAGTTTGCCTTGGTAACAACAAACAAGCCATTGATGAAGCTAACAGGATTTTTGATTCATACAAAGATGGCGACTTTATCGACGTAATGTCTGGAGTTAAATAATATGAATATTAAAGCACATTTGAAAGAACACTACGCAGCTTATATTATGGTCACTAACGCCATGATTGCAGTTGCTACAGCAGCATTTGCTGTGATTGGAGTCTTCTCTGGTTCTCTGACAACTCCTGTGCTTGTAGCGAACGCCGCAGTGTTTGGAACAATCTGGGCTTTGGGTAAGTTTGGAAACGAACAGCTTGAGGATATGGAACATCTGGAGAAGAAAGATGATTGATATGCTACTTAAATACCTAATAGCAATCTTGCTTGCAGCTACACTTGCTTGTGGTGGGCTCGCCTATCACCAGTCTGGACAGATTGTAAAACTAACACAGGACGTGAACACGTATAAGGATGCAGCAGCAACCAACCTGAAAGGTAAAGAGGACGCTGATAAGGCGTGTTTGATTACGGTTGACTCGCTTAACTCCTACTATCAAGAGCAGAGTAGCATCCAGACCTCTCAGAAGGCCACTGGAGACGCTATCTTAGCCTTGCCCACCCTGACTATCAAGGAGAAAGCTAATGCAGCTCCTACAGCATCTCAAGAGGTATCTACAAAGGTTCAGCCCTTTGCTGATGATGATCGTCTTAGTCCTGACCTTATGCGCTTGCTCGACACAGCGTACTGTCACGGTGACAAAGACGGTTGTACTACAACCACCAAGTGAATTCTTGCAACTATGCAAGCCAGAACGTGTAAAGGAAGATACAGTTCGTGCATTAGCCCACGGTTACGTGGTCAATACATTTCAGGTATGGACATGCAATAACAGAATCCAATCTTATAAAGACTGGCTAGAAAAGCAGGAGAAAATTTATGGCAACGACAACAAATGATATGGTTAAATCCGTACTCAGTTATGTAGCTGGAGCTTTGCTGATGGTTTGTGTTGGTGTTGTTGGATATCAACAATCTCAGATTAACAAACTTGATGACCGTCTTTACACACTACAAGCCACAACAGTAACTGAAGATAAACTTAATACAGCAATCAATAGACTGTCTTCCGAAATGGACACCAAGATCACAAGTATTCGTAACGAGCAACAAATTACGAACAAGTGGTTGGAGCGTGTAATGGACAAACTTGAGGGCAGAGCTAACAAGAATTAACAGGAGTCTCTATGACAAGAAGAACAGAATGGCCTTGGCTGGTCGCAATTGGTAGTCTTCTTGCCGCACTCCTTTTTTGCATATTTCTTCTGGCTTTCCCTACATATAATAACAAGACAAGCCAACTAGAGTTGGAAGTTGCGAAGCAGGATTACCAGAGACAACTCTCTGCAATTGACAGGAAGTATGAATCAAAGATCAATAACCTTCAGGAACAAGTTACTGCTTTGCAATTTATTGGAAACAAGCGGTACGATCTGATTGATGACGACGTTAAAAGGATTAAGCGTGAAATTGATGACATTAGAGAAAGAATGAAAGGCCGCACACGGTAACGTGGCGGCCTTTTTGTTGTCTACGATTTAACGTCGCCAACTACTTACATTGTTCTTCAGATTGCAAGCTGGGCAAACGATGCGATAGTACGTATCACCTCCACCATTCCAATCACGAACATACTCTTCAGTAATGTCAGTATGAGTGTACTCAAGGACAGCACGGCAGTTATAACAAGTAACCCGCTTAGCAGGCGCCACTTCCACAATTTTAACCATTTCATTCTCCTAGTAGCTTTGGTACGAGTGACCGAGAACGTAGTAAGGTTTAGGCTCATACTTGGAACTATACTCACTAATTTCTTCTGGTGCTGATGGCTCGTACCAGTCAGCGAAAACTCCATCCGCGTAATACCCTGACTGAGTTACACAAACAGGGTAGTCACCATGAATAACCACTTGCTCTAATAACTTTCGAGCATACTCTGAAGCTAACATGTTATCCCTCCTTCAACATCTGCTATGTGTTTTATGAGGTTTTGGATCAAGTCCAAGACTTGAGGTTTCTCAAGAAGAACGTAAGTCCCTCGCACTGAAACTTCAATACGACCTTGGCTGTTAAGTTCGACAAGTAACTCATCATTCCAACGGTCTGTGAACTTGAGAAAGTCATCCTCAATTGTAGTAGAGTATTCCATCACTCCTCCTTCAGCAGGTAAGCATTACTAATCACTTTGAACGAGAAATCCCGAGTGGTTGATTTAAGTACGAACCCTTCCCTAAATTTACCCTTCAAACCACTTGGACCATCCGCACGCTTCAGAGCCTCAGCTACTGTCTTAGCTTGAAGAGGGCCAGTGAAATTCACAGGTACATGCTTAACACCTTGATCAGTGCAGAATTCAAGTCGTTCAGCAGGCAGCATGTAACGTTGCTCATCAATCAGGTAAACATCGTAGCAGAAGAACGTGTTCTTGTCCAAACCTTCGAAGTTATTCTGAATCGAAGGGCCGCACATCTCACCTTGAATGGCAAGGTTACGTCCATCACGACGAATTGCTTCGATCAAACCAGCTTCAGCAGCCATCTGAGTGAATGTGTTGTCGTCTTTAGGGATTACACTCACCCATTTTGCATTGCGGATACCGCGAGTACGACAATGCCCAAGGAAACGCTTAAGAGTAGTAAACAGCCCAAGCTTTTCATCAGCCACCCGGAACCCGACGTTACGGCTAGCGACACCAGCCACGCCGTCACGAACAAACGCAGTAAGAGAGCTTCCGTCCAGCTTAAAAGATTCCTCAAACTCTTCTCCTTGTTCTACAGCCTTCAAGTACAATGCAGAGATATTCTGCACGCGAGTTTGATCAGTCTTAGGGACAAACTTAGGGAAGCCCAAAGCCGAAGTGCCATTCTTGACGCCAGCGCCTCCATTGTTATTCATGGACTTTTCTTCAGCCTTCTCATACTTGACAACACCAAGGAATTCTGTCAAGTCTGTCCCAATATCAGTCAGCCGTTTAGGCATGTCACCAACCTCGGATAGAGGGATACAGTACCCTTGAGACAGTTGCTTACGCAGCTTCATGGTTTTAATACGTGCATGAGTTCTGCCGTCTACGACATGCAGCAGTTTGCTCGACAGAGTAGCCAACGAATTGAAGTATGGGCGCTCAGTATCCAGCAGAGAATCCACTTCGAAATACACAGCCAAGGTTTTATTAGGCTCATACAAACCCTTCTGCACAACTACCTGCCAACCGCCTACAATGGCCAACTCGATGCGGTCTGCACCTTCAATAGCAATCAGCTCATCAATGGTAACAACTCGGGCGAGGGAACGTTCAGACATTTGTTTCTCCTTATTAAGCGAAAGTAATTTTACGACCAGCAATCGACAACGATTTGATAGTCTCAGTGTTGACGTTACGGAACTGCTCACGGCCTTGATCGTCTTTGGTGTTCAGTACGATGGTGACGTACTTCTCAAAATGTGCCGATGTGTTACGGTCGGCATGACCAGCCACTTTACGGACATGACCGTTGAGAGTACGTTCAGTACCGTCCTTCTTCACGAAGGTAACACCAAAGAATTTAGATCCATTGGCGTAGATCATTGCAGCGATTTGCTTGGATACAGCGTCAGTTTTTACAGTGTTCATTTTTGTTTCCTCCGTTGTTTAAATAGTTTTTGGAACGATGGCTATTCCATCATTTCCGCCCATGTAGAGGGAATGCTTCAATGCTTCTGCATCTTTTATATTGGAGAATACATCTACAAACCTGCCTTGTACAGTTACGACATAGACCTGCATTTTTGTTTCTCCGTTGTGGTGTGTTTTCGATGTGGGCCAGTGTATAGCGTTTCAGAATCCTGTCAACAGGTATTTTAAATCCACTCCAAAACCTTATCTGCTGGTAAACCCATGACGTGGATTCTGTACCGATATCTTTGATATTCCGTGGTACGCGGCATGAAACCCTTACTCATGAGGAGGTCTTGAAGTCTGACTTTCTCTCCTCCATACAAGGTCCAAACCGTGTCCTTCCTATTATCGGCGTTACCTTTCATATCTGTCCACCTCAAATTGTCTTTGTGGTTGTTGAGGTAATCCATGTCTATATGATCGACCACGTTCAAATCCTCTTCAGGCTCTCCGTGCCATGCCATACAAGCCAGCCTATGTACATATAGCGCCTCCCCTTTAAGATTTACTCTTGCATAAGGGGTAGTATCTGACAAGGAGCTGACCAGCGGACGCCGGAGCTTCACATTCCAAACTATACCTGCCTCGGTGACAGCATAATTCTTAAAACCCGGAATTGGTGCCAGAGGCTCATCCGTCAACTTCTTTGCCTTTCTCGCTTCTTTCTTTAAGGTGGACTCAGCTTTCGGCTTGACGTGAGTGATTGCCTCTACTAATGTCAAGCCGAGACGTTTCATTCTTTGTGACACCGTGCTTGTGTCGATACCGTACTCCTGACACCACTCAACCCTCGTCTTGCTTACTCCATTGATTTCTATTAAACTCATACAACCTCCATGAAAAAGAGTCAGTCTATCACGGATATTGTTTTTGTCAAGGGTTGACAGGCAGGGGATGTCGTGTAACAATGCACACGTCGCAGAGAGACATGTCAGCCGAAGGGCTTCACTCACCGTCCTGCGGATACACGCCCTATGAAGAGTAAGCTGTTGGGGTAGCTGAGGTTGAATGAGAGAACAGTGCAGCGATGACTTCGTATAGAAGGAAGGCTCTCAATCTATAACGTCCCATGACGTCGGCTTGCGATCTGAATTTAGGATAGCATATGAGATAGACCCCAAGGCACGTCTTAGGCGATTAAATTCGTATGGCGAGCCTTGGGATAGGTTTATCTCGACAATACGAAACTGATTTAGGATATGCGGAATCTGAGGGTTGACAGTGGTAAGGACTTTAGTGTAAGGTACGACCTTCAAACGATCTATAGAGGTTGAATCATGGAGCCATTCGTACACAATTGGCCGAAGTATAAAGAAGAGCGTAACAAGATGAAAGAGACGAAGGATTGTGTTGTAGTGTCCTTCTGTGAGGTTTGGGGTGCTCCTTACCAAGCTGCACATACCCATATCAAGAATATGTTTGGGAGGCGTAACCGCAGAGGTACTGACACAGATAAATGTCGTGATGCTATTGCACGCTGCCCAAAGACTCGCATGGCAAAGAGGGAGTGGGCAAAAGGAGATGAACCAACGCTTGCTAAATTCTGCAAGGATCACCCTGTAGGACGTTATTGGGTATTTGTGAGGGCTCACGCTCTTGCAGTAATTGACGGAGTGGTGTATGATCACTCACACAAACCAAAACGCAAAGTGAAATTTGCTTTTAGAGTATATGTATGAAATTTGTTTTAGGATTGTGTCTGTTTGCGGTAGCTATGTTTGGAAGCATATTCTTTGTTCAGGCTCAACACTTCAACGAAGAAAAGATAGCTTGCATTAAAGCGGGTGGGAGTGGTACTGTGTTGCACAGTGACGTGGGTATTCCCGTCAGATACGAGTGTATGAAAATGCACTTGGTTCTTAAATTTCGGAATGGAGGGTACAAATGAAAAGAATTCTTCTGAGTGTTGTCTTAGCTACACTAATCTCTGGCTGTGCACTCGATCAGGATGAGATTGAATTTACAACTAATTCGTGTCTAAAGCAGAATGGAGTTGTCTCCTATGTAACAACTCAAGATGGTACGATCTATCAGGTGAATTGTATCGTAGGCAACATTAGATACCGAATGGGTAATGTAACTGGTAAATTCCTTGAAGGGAGGGTAGTACAATGAATCGTGAATTAGCAGTTGCATTCCACAGGCTCCGCGTGAGTGAACGTGTCACCGTTCTTCAAGACTTGAATTTGAATTTGACGCAATCAACACATGAATCCAACTTGGATTATGCAACCCGAATCCTCCAGAAAGTAAGTTGCGAAGGACTAATCAGAGAACTTGAAAATGCAATGTTGAGGTTTCAGTAATGGAGCACACTCTTGAAATCAGCCCTTCTGTCAGGAAGATTGATCCTTGGGCACGTACTGACTTTATGATGGCTGAACCAAAGGTTGTAGCCTTTGATTACGATGAAACGATTAGTGATAATGAGAGTGCGTGGCTTCAGGTGATGCTCCTGTTGGAACGTCAAGGCTATCACTGCATTGTTGTGACGTGGAGAACACCAACGACACATCCAGAAGATTTGAAATTTCTTGTTGACAAGGGGTTTGGAGTGTTCTACACTTCTGGCCAAGCTAAGCAAGTGTACATGGCGAAGCAAAATATTCGGGTTGATATCTGGGTTGACGACAATCCATTCGCAATCCTCAATAATGCAAACTAAGGAGAATACAATGTTCGGTGCAGTAGACTTGCAAGAACTTATTATGTGTGGTGACAAGAATCTCACAAGTGAATTCTTTGGTGATAGTAGCTGGCGTGTCCTTCCACTGGATGCAAAACCAGAAGACAAGTTTGTCGCTGAGATGGTGTTCCAGCGTTTAGACCATGAGATGTTCCCCGGCAGCACCGTGGCTCACGGTTTCATCTTCAATGATTCTCGTGGCATCTTCTGTGATGGCGACAAGGTTCGCACTTCCACAGTGAAGCAGATCGTTGAGATTGACGGCGAAACGTACATCGAGACACGTAACACCATGTACAAATTGATCGACAAGCCTGAATAAAGAGCTTGACAGCAGGCGAAAGCCTGCTACAATGACCATATTAAACATCAAAGGAGAAGATTAAGATGACTCAGATTTCTATTACACGCGCTTTGGCTGAAATCAAATCGCTGAACGATCGTATTGAAAAAGCGACTCGTAACACTGTATTCGCTACAGTAACTGTTGGTGGCAAGACCACTAATGGCCAAGACCTTCAGACAGCAACCAACCTGTTGACGTCTAACCTACAATCGGTTCAAGACCTGATCAAGCGTCGTCAAGCTGTCAAGGCCGCTATCATCCGTTCAAACGCTGTTACCACAGTGACGATCAACGGTGTTGATATGAGCGTAGCTGAGGCCATTGAACGTAAGGGTAGCATTGACAAAGAGCGTGCTCTAATGTCTGTCCTGCAACAACAACTGGGTCAAGTGAGAACTGTTGTAGAACGTAACAACGTTCAAATGCAACAACGTATCGACACCATGATTCAAACTGCTGTTGGTAAAGAGCGTAAAGCTACTGAAGAAGAGCTTGATGCTATCAGCAAGCCGTACACAGCTTCCAACATTACAAGCCCTCTAGACCCTAACGGTGTCGAGGCTGTGATTTCCAAGATGGAGTCTGATATCAATGGCTTCCTCTTCGAAGTAGACTTCGTTCTGAGTGAGGCAAACGCTAAGACTCTGATCGAAGCGTAAGCGAGTTTTAACGAGTTACCCATGCTGCGACGAATTGCCTAAATTCACGTAACCCAATGCTCGGGGGTATATCCGGGCAGCCTATTTAAAGAATGGTCTTTTAAACCAAAATCTTAAATCATTTGCATATGATTGGGGTCGCAGTACCCCACAACGCATTGACTACGATCAAAGTTCAAATAGGAAAGCTGCAAAGCTAAAAGGTCAGCCGAATGGCATACTCAACCTTTTAAAGTTTCAGGTAGTAAAGGTAAAAGCTTCTCCAAATCTTAGATAAACGTTGAGACGTATCTACGTGACGGACGCGGGCAATGCACTGAGCTGTCGTAAGCATGAAACCAAGTTAAGCCCTGCACTCACGTGTGGGGCTTTTTCACATCTGAGATTTATCGAACATCTGAGGGTTGACAAAGGCTTAGAGTGGTGTAGAATGCTCGGATTACCAACAGGAGAGAAGAATGATTACTGAAGGTCAAATCCTAAACATGTGTGATGAGCTTGAAAAGCGTGTTCTTGCACGTGACAGCTCGTATTCAGTACGTGTACAATCAGCTACTGGTACTCATGGTCCTGTTTATTTGGTCCACATCGAGAATGCTACACACGCAGAGAAATACATAGTAGACTCCGCTACTCACACTTGGATACGAGACTTGGGCACTGATGGCTTCTAACATAAGAAACCCCTTGGCAGGACCAAATAGACGTGTTAATATCCCTAAGATTGAACGGGATCGCACCAAATACCGTCGTAAAGACAAACACAAAAGGAGAGTAGAATGAATAAGTTTGAGATTGGTGATCGTGTTAAGATTGTAAATCGTAGTTCTGATATGTATAACATGCTCGCCACTGTAGTTGTGGTGTTCACATTGGCTGGCGTCGGTGTCATTTTAAGCGAAGACATAGAGAATGATGAGGATGTGCTCTGGTTTGCTTTTGATGAAGTGGAGGTGGTGTGATATGAGCAGTATCGCAGTGATGAATGGCAACACAATCATTATCCCTTTTAAAAGTTTGCAGGCTGTCTGGGACTTCGTAGTTCTGACTCAGCTAACCCAGTTTGCAGTGCGTGAAACTCCTGATGGGTTTAGCCTGTCAACGCCCGTGACGCTGGACCTTGAGGCTGTGATTCCCGGCGTCTTACATGGAGCTAGGGCACGTGCTAAGCCTGATGACAAACCAAAGCCTCCTACAGGACCGTCAGGAAGTCCTGATGGAACCCCACCGGGCGGTGGTACACCGGGTAGCACTTCGATCTGGGAACAAACTTATACGGAGGCCAGAGCAGCATGAGCACAACACTATTCGTAACTGTTAAGTACCATAATGAGTCGATTTGTTGCCAAACTCTTGTATTCGACAAACACACTGATGCAGTTGATGCAAAGTACAGATTGTATGAAGACTATAAAGAGTCTTGCTCACTATCTGTTAAAGTTACAATTCTGGAGGGAACTGCTTGACAAGTTTAGAATTAGCAGAGAAGTACGGCATTGACCTTTACACGTATGGAAAAGTAGCTTGCCCTAAATGCGTTGAGAAAGGACATGACCGTACTGGTGACAACCTGATGGTGTATGGTTGTGATGATGTAGGGCGCCATAAAGGCGCCCATTGTTTTGGTGGTTGCGGTGGTTTCACTATTCCGTCTGAGGAATGGCTGGAAGAAAATGGTGTGGTAGAAGAGCAGGAGTACAATATCGTGGGAGCAGAGTTTAACGACGAAATCCATGCAAAGATGAAAGAAGTGACAACCACTGACTCAAAAGGGTTGCGTGGTATCCGTAAAGACACAACTGCTGCATTTGGTGTTCGTCATGAAATCAATACAGCGACAGGTGAAGTGGCAGTTCAATATTATCCTTGTACAATGGAAGCTGAGAACGACCATGGTTTTATCCTCACTGGATATAAACGTCGGCAACTCCCTAAAGACTTCAAAGGAGCATTGGGAGAAACTGGGCGTGAATGTCAATTGTTTGGTCAGTTCAAGTTTATCCGTGCACGTGGTAAATACTGTCTGATTGTTGGTGGTGAAGTTGACCAACTGTCCGCATTCCAAATGCTTGCTGACAAGACAAACCGTGACAACGCAAAGAACGGAACATCCTATGATCCAATCCCTGTTGTGTCTCCAACCATCGGTGAGACAGGCTGTGAGAAGCAGATTGTAGGTCAGTATGAATGGTTCAACCGTTTCGAACGTATCATCGTCTGTATGGATAACGATGCAGCAGGACGTGAGGCAGCAGAGAAGGTTTGTAAAGCTCTGCCAAAGGGTAAAGCCTACATCATGGAGATGGCTCTTAAAGACCCGAACGAATACCTGAAGGCTGATAAAGGCTTCCAATTTGTACAAGACTTCTACAAGGCAATGCCTTACACTCCATCTGGTATCGTAGGCTCTGGTAGCCTGATGAGTCTGATGAAGAAGGCAGCGGTAATCCCTAAGATTCCATTGCCACGTTATATGCACCGTGTTGAAGCGATGATGGGCGGTGGTATTCCACTGAAAGTGATTGTCAACCTTGGCTCTGCATCTGGCACTGGTAAATCCACACACGTAGACGAATGTGTCTATCACTGGATTTTCAATAGTCCACACAAGCCGGGGGTTCTTTCGCTTGAAAGTGACTGTGCACAGTACGGTAATAAGATGTTGTCGCGTCATATGGGCAAGAAGATTGACCTGATGACTGACTCTGAGAAGATTGCATTCTTCAACTCTCAAGAGGCTGAGGACGCTGCAAATGAGTTGTTCTTCAAAGAGGATGGTTCACACCGCTGGCACTTGATTGAAGAGCGTGACGGCTCTCTGGATGACATCAAAGAGAAGATCATGAACCTGATCGTTGCATGTGAGTGCAAAGTGATCATCATTGACCCTCTCCAAGACATCATGGATGGCATGAGCAATGAAGAGCAAGCTGTCTTCATGAAGTGGCTCAAAGGTATGGTGAAGAGCCACGATGTATCTTTCATTCTGATCAACCACGTTCGTAAAAGTTCTGGTGGTGCTAAGGCCAACTCGGCTGGTGCTGATCTGTTTGAAGAAGACTTCCAAGGTTCTTCCGCTATCTTCAAGTCTGCTGCATGCAACTTGTTGTTCACACGTAACAAAGAAGCAGAGTGTGAAATCACAAGAAATATCACCAGTATGAAGATGACTAAGTGCCGGTGGACAGGCAACACAAGTCCTAATGCTGGTAAATATTACTATGACAATGCAACTCACACTGTGCACGATCTTGAGGACTACCTTGACCGGAATCCGCAAGCCGCTGAGTTGTACCAGAGAGGTCAGGATGCAGAAGGTGATAGTCGTGATGGTGGTTATGAGCCTAAGTATTGATGACCACTAAATAGCTGATTGACAAGGGGATTGTGCTTAGGTATGATCCCTTTCGTCGTTTAAAGGAGAGCTACATGAAACAGATTACAAACTGGCGCCAAGCAAGCATTTGCGACTTTGAAGGTGACGGGCTGCTGCCAACATGCACACAAATGCATGTAATGTCTTACCAGATTCGTGAAATGAACGGTGATCTATCTAAGGTGTTCACCATCCGCCGTGATGACAAGAACTATAAAGAGCGTGTAGCCAAGTTTTTCCAATACCACATTGACAAGAAAATACCAATTGTGATGCACAACGGTATCGGATTTGATGTGCGGTTTGTGAACAAGGTATTAGGGCTCAACCTGAATGACCTGATGGTCATTGATACACTAGCCTTATCATGGTATCTGAGCCCTGAGCGTAATGTCCATGGTTTAGATAGCTTCTTTGATGACTACGGTATCGCCAAACCACCAATTGATAGTTGGGAACAAGGCGAAGAGGAAACCCTTGCGGAGTTCCTCGATCGTATGCAAAACCGCTGTCAGGAGGACGTTAAGATCAACACAGCTTTGTGGCTAGACCACATGGAACGTCTGATCGATATGTACTCGACAGCTCAAGACTTGATCACCAACGGTCAACGAATTGAAGACAAGAAAGGCAATGTAACAACCCTTCGTGTTGGTGGGACTCGCATCTCTGCTGATGAGTGGATTCCAATCGACGACATGAAAGAACGCACAGTTGATCAAGCGATTGATAGTATTCTTACATTCTTGATGTTTAAGATGGATTGTGCCGCTCTACAAGAAGCTACACGCTGGGAAGTGGACGTAGACCATTGTCGTCAAGCTCTAGATAAGTTGGAAGGGATTGTATTGGAAGCTCGCCAAGGCTTGGCAGCAGTTATGCCGTTGGTTCCTAAATACACAAAGAAGAGCCAACCAAAGGCTGACCCATTCAAAAAGAACGGGGATCGTAACGCCCACTGGGTTAAGTGGGATGAGACAATGAGGCAGCTAACTGAGGGTGAGAAAGACCCTGAGACTGGTGCTGTCATGGTGTATGTTGAACCAGAAGACGGCAATGACGAATTCGGTAACCCGTTCTACCGTGTATGGAACAAGAATGAAGAGCCTAATCCGGGGAGTCCTGTGCAGGTTAAAGACTTCTTGTTCTCAAAAGGCTGGGTTCCTCAAACGTTCAAGTATGAAAAAGATGATGTTGCATTTGAAGCTTGGGTCAATAGCAAACCACAAGGTAAAGCCAGCCACCAGCAATGGGAACGTTGGAAGCTTGCACGTCCAGCAGAGAGAGCTATTCCACAAATCTCTGTAGGTGGTGACGATGGTAAAGAGCTATGCCACAGCCTCCTTGACCTCGCTGAAGAGGTTCCAGCGATTAAGGTGTACGCTGACTATAAGGTGGCAGAGAACCGTCGTAACGTGCTTCTGGGGTTCTTCCGTGACATGGAAGATGACAAGTGGTTGAAGGCTCGTATTGGTGGATTTACAAACACGCTACGAGTGAAGCACCGGGAACTGGTTAACCTTCCGGGTGTTGACAAGCCCTATGGTTATGATATTCGTGGTAGTTTGATTGCAGGGTTGAAACGTATCCTTGTGGGCTCTGACATGTCGTCTCTTGAAGACCGTGTGAAGCACCACTTTATGTTGCCTCATGACCCAGCGTATGTAGCAACAATGCAGGCTCCAGACTTCGATCCGCACATCCTTATGGCGTTGACAGCCATGATGATTAGTCAGGAAGAGTTTGATGCTTTTAAAGCTAACCCAAAAGGTAAGCATCCTGCTCACGTTAAGAAAGGTCGTAAGGATGGTAAGACTACAAACTACGCCTCTGTGTACAATGCTGGTGCTGCTAAGATCGCTCAAGCTGCTGGCGTAGACCTTGAGACGGGTAAGATGTTACACACGGCTTACTGGGAGTTGAACTGGTCTGTAAAGGCTATTGCAGAAGAACAGGTGGTGTTTAAGGATAGTCGCGGAAACAAGTGGCTGATTAACCCTGTGAACGGTTTCTGCTACAGCTTGCGTTCTGAGGCTGACCGATTCTCGACGTTAGCTCAAGGGACAGGATCGTATTTCTTTGATATGTGGGTTGACAACATCCTCACTGAAATGGTAAAAGTCTTTGGTCGTAAGACACTCTCTGGCTCGTTCCACGATGAATGCATTATCTGTATGGGTGACAGCGAGAAGAACCGTGCAGCGATTGCCAAGATCATCAAGGACGCTGTTAACAAGGTGAATACAGACTACGGTCTTCGTCGTATGCTGGACTGTGATACACAATTTGGCTCACGTTACAGCGACATTCATTGATTGAAAATAGGGGTTGACAATGGACAAGGATGTCTCTACAATTCTCCATATCAAACACAACGGAGCTACACATGGCTGAGTATGAAATGAAAGAGTTTAAGGATTTGATTGAGACTCAAATCAAGAAGCTTGACAACCCAATGGAGTGTCCATTTGGCATGGACCCTTTTGCTGATGGCCGGGTTCATCGAAAAGCACAACAATCTATCTTAAACTGGGTCATGGAAATGATGCCAGAAGATACCAAACCAAGTTAATCAAGGGAGAACACAATGAGCAAGGTACTCCGAATTGTAGTAAGCCCAGCAACCGACACCACGATCCTTGACATTGGTGGTGGTATTTGTGTACCATTCACTTATCACGCTTGGGGTGGCAATGATGCTGGAATTAAGAGAAACTTCAACGAAGAGGTTACCACTGGTAATGTACACGGGGTTGAGGTGGATCTTTCGATGTATGCCCATGAAATGGCAGACAGCTCAGCTCACACTATTTATACTGCCGAAGACGGCTGGTTGATTTAATCAAACACACTGGAGGAAATAACATGACTACCCGTAACGAACCAACTGTAGGTACTTCCGCTTTCGACATCACTGGCTTCTTCGGTAAGAGGGAAACTAAGACGCCAGACCAACTGGTAAAGGATGCTCTCCAAGGCTTTACAGATGCACAAACCAAACTTGAAGAAGCTCAAGCGGCAATCGCAGCTCAGAAGGCTGACCACGAAGCTGAAATCGAGAAGCGTACCAAACTGTTAGAATCTGCCACTGAGTCGCATTCCCGTCTGGAACGAATCAAAGGTCGTTTCGCTGATCTGCTGTCGTGACAGACAAATACAAGGTGGTCAGCAAATCTGGCTACCATATGTACGCACTTGGAGAGATTGTCAAGCGTGTGAGTAGTGCTCAGATTCTCGACACTTACATCTACGTGAATGACAAAGGTATTCAACAACGTCTCACTGATGAGCAAGTTGAGTTAATTATTGATACAAAGGAGGATTAAAATGGCACACGTGAAAGGTACAAAGGTAGTGATAATTGGCGGTGGCCCAACTGCTGGTAATGGTGACTATCACTCATTTAACCACGGTACTGTTGTGACTGCAACTGGAAGGGTCTACGACCTCAACCCGATTTGGGAACTCTTCGAAGACCAGAATGGCACCAATTCTTGGTTGAAAGCATCCCACTACGAGATGTTTAAAACTGAAGCTGTTGAAGATACTGTGAAAATGATTGTTCTTCGTAAAGAGCCTGAGAAAGAGGTTGACACCACCCTACCAACTAAGGTAATCTATGCCATCCTTAATAAGCATGACCAAGTTTTGTACACTACTCACGAACGTGACACTGCACGTGAGATGAAATCTGTTTATGGTGGCAAGAAGAAAGGTGTTCGCATCTTCCAATATGCCGCTGTAAAGGAAATTCGCTGATCTGATGCTGTGCACAAGCACAGGTTAACGTAACGGGGTCGAGTGGCCCCACATCGCCCAATAATGGGTTTTAAGATAGGAGATATATAATGTTTGAATTTGTAACTACAACTAACTCGCAAACCACTGGCGGCGGCAATAAGCGTGAGATTGACTGGGATGGCATGAATAGCCACGTCATTGAAATGGCAAAGACCCAAGAAAAAGCTCGCTCTATTCCGGGTATCATTTCTGGTATCATCGACCTTGGTGAGCAGGTGTTGGACGATGCTGAGCAGGTGTTCACGGGTGACGCTGCTGCTGAAGCTGCTGCAATCGCTGAAAAGCCTGCAACCTACTTCAAAGATGGTGTTGACGACAAAGGCAAGCCTGCACGTCTGAAATGCTGGCCTCAGAAGCCTTGCCAACAAATGTGCATCACCATCGACTTCCCACAAGTTATGGTGGACAAGGGTAAATACTTCGGTAACAGCAACCCGCAACCACTGCGTATGCTGTTGAACCGTGAGTTCACTCTTCCGGGTATCAACACCAAGATTGTAGCGTCTCCTTACAACATCAAGGAAATGAAGCATGATTTGCCGGGTAACAAAACCACTTGGGCGTTCGCTAAGAACAACGGTCTGCATAAACTGGCTGATGCATGTGGTCTGTTGGATGCAAACGGTTTGTTCACAAAGAACCGTATTGGTGAGTTGCTTGGCAAAGTTGCACAATTCCAGTTTCAAGTGTTCATGAAACCGGGCAAGAAAGCTGGTACTGAGTACTTCACTGAAACTGTAAAACTGGTTGGTATGGTTCCAGAGGGTATTCCGCTTCCAGAGGCTCCAGAAGGCACACTGTATGGTGTTAACTTCTTCCCACGTAGCGGTGCTAACGATGCAGAGGCAGTTAAACAACTGCGTCAGTGCATTAAGAACCACATCAAGCGTGCGATTAACTACGCTGCACGTACTGACGAGAACGGGAATGAGTTCCCAGATTCGATCATCAAGGCAGAGTTGGAAGCATTGGAAGGTGGTAATGGTGGACAATCACAAGCGCCTGTCCAAGCAGCTGTAAAACCTGCTGGCATTGCTCCAAGTGCACCAGCGCCTGAGAATGATGACTTCGATGATGACGTCCCATTTTAAGGGTTGACACCAAAGGGCACAGTCTGTAAGATGTGCCCTCACTTTTAAAAGGAGAAACACATGAGTATGTTCGCACTCTTGTTTTGGATTTGCGTTATAATTGATTGTGCTGTACCGGGAGTTGATATCTCCATTGGCTGGTACATCTTACTTGTAGTATTAGCAGCTTTGGAGGATTGAGAATGATCGTAAAGGATAAAGAAGCAGTAAAGATCGTATTTGTACTTGATGAATCTGGTTCGATGGGCCACTTGCGTCAAGATGTTATCGGCGGTTTCAACACCACTATCGCTGATCAAAAGAAAATTGAAGGTGAGGCTGATGTCACGCTGATCACTTTCGCTTCCACTATTAAGACAGTGTTTGAGAATAAGCCACTGACTGATGTAGTTGACCTGACTACAGCGTCCTACTCACCAAGTGGTGGTACTGCAATGAATGATGCCATTGGTATCGCATTATCCCGCATTCTGGATGACTCGCCTGCTAAGGCCATCATCAACATCTTCACTGATGGTTATGAGAACGCTTCCCGTGAGTATGCTCCAGAGCAAGTTAAAGAGCTTGTCAAGCTAGCTGAAGCCAAAGGTTACCAAGTTGTGTTCCTCGCAGCTAACATTGACGAAGTGGCTGTAGGTGCTTCGTTTGGTTTTGCTAAAGGTGCAACCCGTAGTTTCGTAGCTGATGGTGTTGGTATGGAATATGCCTACCTGCAAGCATCTGCCTCGACAACCAACTATCGTACCCAATAAGGAGAACATTATGTCCGAAGCTTCCACTGTAGAACGCATTAACCTGACTGAACAGGAACTGTTTGATCGTCTAGTAGAGTTGGTTGGCGAACAACTAGCCCTTGCTGACGATATTGCTCAGCTCAAGAAAGATAACAAATTCAACAAGAAAACCAATCCAAAGGGTATTTCTGCTGCTGATATCGGTCTTGTATTCGGTGCTGCCAAACTTGAAGCGGCTGCCAAGTACGAAGAGTTCACTGAGAAGTCTGCTCTTCTGAAAGAGAAGTTTGAAACTCTCACAGGCTACAATGATTAATAATTGATCTACCATCATGGCCCTTCGGGGCCGTTTTGCATTATGGAGGAAACGAATTGAGCGAGGATATTCTAATCTTTGACGCTGACAGTATTGCATACAAAGCAGCAGCAGCAAATGAAGACAAAACAATCAGCACGCAACATATAGAGAAGGGTGTTATTGAGCACTGGGACAATCGTACAGCGTTCCGTGCCTTCATTAAAGACACGCCTCACACTGAGGATATGTACACAATCACAGATGTACAAGAGCCACGACATTCTAGCTATGGTAAGAGTCTGATTCGTGAAATGATGAAAGGATACCAGACACGTCTTGGAGTGAGTAAGAACGAGATTTATATCAGCGGGGTGAATAACTTCCGTGATAAGATTCCACTTCCAATGACTCATGTTGCAACGTGCGGTAAATGGGCTGGCAAGAGTAAACTCGGCGGGGCTTACAAAGAGAACCGTGAAGATACTATCCGCCCTATTCAACTCAAAGAGTTACGTGCGTACATGATTGGAGAGTTGGGTGCAGTTGTTATCAATGACAGAGAGGTTGATGATAAATCTTCCATCCGTGCCTATGATGGGCACCTTGCAAAAACAAAGATCATCCAAGTTACTGAAGACAAAGATGCCTTGGCATGCTCTGGTTGGCTGTTCAACCCTCAGAAGATGACCAAGCCAATCTACATCCATGGCTTCGGTGAGCTGCACAAAGAGGGTAAGGGCATCAAGGGCACTGGCCGTAAGTGGCTCTACTTCCAAGCGCTCTATGGAGACTCTGTGGACAACTATCATGGGTGTGACCTATGGAAGATTGAACAGGACAAGCTTGGCAAGAGTGTTACCTTCGGTGAAGTGGCAGCATTCAACATCCTGAAAGACAGCACCAATGACAAAGAAGCTTTGACAGCCCTTTACAATCAATATAAACTTTGGTATCCTGAGCGTGTTGTCTACATGGATCACACAGGACAGATGCAAGACAAGGATGCAGTGGAAATCATGCAGCTCTATTTCGACTGTGCTCATATGCAGCGTTGGGAAGATGACCGTATTGATGTAGCTGCTCTGCTTGATAAGCTGGGTGTCTTGTGATTGGCATTGAACCACCACGGGAGTTTATAGAAGAGTGGGCGGGCGGTGACTTCAACGTCCACCGCCCCCTCGCTTGGCAATATGTAGCGTGGGCATATTGGTACTTAGGTTATGATGATCCAATGCTTCGCGCTTATGACATTATAACCAATGGTGTGATTGTTAAACTTACTGAAGCTTGTGTATTACGGCTGAAGGAGCTTGACAATGAGTGAATATAAACCTTGGGAAGAGTACCCTGATATTTGGAAGACAGAGGCAATGTATCTTAGCTGGATTCGTGGCGGAATCCGGCGTTACCTTTGGAGTAAGAATCCAGTAAAGCTTGAGTTTGTCAAAGAAGCTCGCGTGATGATAGTCAATCCCAATGTGAAGCTACGCAAAGGCAGACCTAAAGTTTGGGGAGGCATTTGTGAGATTTGCAAGAAGGAACACATCCTAAAGAATATGGAAGTGGACCATAAATCAGGTGAACACTCACTGAGAAAGATCAGCGACATCCAGAAGTTTGTCGAAGGGATTGTCTTTGTCCGTAAAGAGGATTTGGCATTCCTGTGTAAGCCATGCCACAAAATAAAAACTCTAGCTGAACGTCAAGGTATGTCACACGAAGATGCAGCTATCGAGAAACAAGCAATTATCATTTGCAAAGGAACCGCAACTGAGGTAAAATCATGGATCACTCAAAGGGGTGAGGTTCCTGCACGTCTTGTTAAAGATCGTAGAAAGCAAATCACACGAATGTTGAAGGAGGGGAAATGAATCTATTATCAGCTATTCAAAGTTACGTGTTCAGTTTGATATTAATGAATAATATTCCTATGACAGACCAAGGATTATATATTGTACGGTCACGGGCAGAGAGTGCGTTTTACAGTGAACTTAAA